CCCATCGGATTGTCGTTTTATGTATGAAATGTTAAACAGCGCGGAGGTTTGATTATGTTTAAAATTGGCGATAGAGTTAGCGTAACCTTGACTGGATTACATAAAGGAACGTATGTAGGCGTGGTAGCGGCAATAGAAACATTACCATACGGTGCTATCTCATCAATTGTTGAACGCCCAAGCGGACGATTGGGGTTGGTATTAGATAACAATCCTTTTGGAGTGGGTGTTGCTTATTTTTGGGAAAGTGATTTAACTTTAGTAGAAAGTGCTTGACATTCTTTACGCAGTAAAGTATAATGAATCATACTTAATAGAGGAGAGAAAAATGTTAAAAAGTAATCCGATTATCCGAGTCCGTGAATTACAAGAGGGTGTTTATCTAAGTGATTATTCGTTTCAGTTACACGCCTTAGAAGGGAGAAATAGCGGTTATTCGCGCGATCCTGAATTTCCATCAAACGACATTGCGTGGTATTACGGTGTTTGTGATGGAATTGAAAATTTACTTGAAGTCATCCCTGAATTGACCTCCACAGAGCGTGAGTTTGTTGTCCTATTACATAAAATAGCAAAAAGCGACCAACCCAATGAGGGAGGTTGGAGATGGCATAAATGGGGTGATTATATAGGTACACAAACGCCTACCGCTGAATACATTTATGATGAACCAGAAATCGAGGTCGTGTATTGTTATCACATTTACGAGAAAATTAAGTAAAAAGTGCTTGCTTTTCTCGAGAAAAGGTATAATGAATCATACTTAAATTAAACGAAACGCTTTCAGGACGGCTTTGCTGGTGACCGAATCCAGCTTAACGATAGTTTGGCGAGTAGGGTGGTTCCTATGGTCTGGCTAGTCGGGATACCATACTGCTGACCACAGTTACTGGCGAAAACCCAGTGCCGTCCTGAAAGCGTTTCCAAAATAGCGGAAGGAAAAATGAGAAATTTAATTATCGATGCAATATTAAGTTCTGATTTGTATATACAATTAGAAGATTGTGGCGAACTAGGCGATTTAATTAACCTGCGCAGTTTTAGTAACAAAAAATTGTTGGAACTTTACACACATTGCATTACTTATGTTTGAATAATAGCGGAAGGGAAAATGTCAGTAAATAATCATATACAAACTTTTGAACAATACACAAAAAACATTTGTTATGAATGGGTTGAAATTGAACGAGTTGGGATAATAAATTCACAAAGTTTAATCGAAATGTTAGAAAAATTACAACGTATACATAACACAACTCAGTTGTCAATTCGTAGCGAAGTAACTGATACTTATTATGAAGCATCTGAAATAGTAATTTCTCGTATAGAAAACGCCTATGAGTATAATGAACGAAATAAAAGTATGTATGATTATTATGTAGCCAAAAAGAAAATTGCTATAGAAAAAGAACAAAAAGAACAACAATTAAGTAAATTGTTGCAACAACAACAAGAATTACAAAAACAAATTGATGCTTTAAAATAACGTCAAAGATTGGCGTTTGATGATTTATAGGCGGTCAATATTAAAGAACATTTTGGAGTTAAATGATGGCATCCTCATATTTTATATGCTGTACAAATTTAGAAACTAAATTATCAGAGCATTTTAAAGTGCCGCATTCAATATATGTTTATGTTAAACAGCTGGAATGCCAAATATACAAACTTAAAAAAGAAAATTGTAATGAGGGCGATAAAACAATGAGCGTAAGCGATTCCTTTGACTCATATGACGACTTAGATTATTACGATCGTTTTCTCGATAATACAGCATTAAAAATCAGCAGAAAAATTTTAAATAGATTTTAGAGATACAAGATGTTTAAAAAATTAGATAAATTGATAACTTTATGTAATAACGATGGATTTGCGCAGGTTCAATTACGCGATGGATCCTTTACCTTAATATCAGTTAATGAAATGAATTTTTTTACATTTAATGGTAGCGATTTTTGGGATTTTAATGGTAAAAATATTAATGAAAATTATGATATTATAAATTGGCTTGAGTGTGTTATAGAGTAGGTTATGATAAAAGATTGGGATATATACCGTTATTATAAACAAGACACGTTATTATATGTTGGTATCAGTTATGACGCTCTTGTTAGACAAAAACAACATATGTCTAACCATAATAACAAATGGAAATCCATTTACGATAGAATGGATCGCGAAATTTTTACTGGTACTAGATCGGAATTAGAGCAAAGAGAAAAACTAATAATTCAATCTGAACATCCAGTATATAATGTAACACATGTTTTATCTACGAAAATTAAACCTAAAAAAATCAAAGAAAAAAGCCAAGATGTTGAAGATAATGTAAAAATAATAGAGCAAGAATTAATACCTTATTATGAAAAATTTATGATGGCATTAGAGGAAAATGTTGATAATGTAATGTTATATTGTTCTAAATCTATAGCAGAAAAGTTAAGTCATTATCTTTCAGGATTTTATTGCGAAAATGCTCAAGCGTCAACCAATTTTATTACTAGCATAAAATTTGACAAAGATATTTGTATTTTTAATACGGACAAAGATATTAGAAAAATTTGTATAGAGGCAAGAGATAACGACGATTTATGGTTAGAAAAAAATAAAGACGGATGGGTATTTTTAGATTGGTTAACAGAGCAAGATAAATTTTTTCCTATGTGGAAAAAAAGTGCTTGACTAACTTTACTGCGTAAAGTATAATAACTTATACTTAATTGACTGGAGATATAAATGAATCATCAACGAATATACAATGAACTTTACCAAGATTTCGGTCCTGTAATCGCCCTGAGCGTGTGTCAAGTTAATGCCATTAATTTGACTATGAAGGTCAAAACACGCGACTGGAAGAGCGGTTCTTTTAATCGAACTGACCGAGTAATCAAGAAAGCCCAAAAGTTATTATATGAATTAGACCAAAATGATTTTAACTTAGTTATCGCCCTATGGAAAAACGTAAACGTTTGGCAAGTTGGTCAGGATATGGACGGTTTAGGCGGCTGCGAGAAAAAAACATTCCTAGAATTATTAGAGAAAAAAGGCTATGAGTCAAAATAGAATACGAATTCCATGCAAGGACGCTGATATTATATTAGCAGCGGATAAAATAACATCGATGATTTTACAACCACTAACTGCTGATGGCGGGATTAAATTTTATGTCCTAGATATTAGAACTGTATCAAATCAAATAGTAAGTTTACATAGCGATCCAAGAAATCAAGAAAGTACCATGTATTTAAATAGCGATGCTTTAATGTCTATTCATAACAACTTTTGGGCGTACTTAGGTGAGTAGATATAGAATTTTAGAAAAACCAGTGTATGATTATTCCGGTGAGCTTTCAATGGAATATTTTCCACAGTATAAATTGTGGGGATTGTTTTGGGTAGGCTTAGACAATGAAAACGGTCATGCTTCGTCATGGTTTGAAAATACTGCTCGTGGGACAATAAAAGCTCACAAAGCAGGAAAGGCGGCAAAAGATCACAAAGTTAGAATTATTGAGATAGATGATTAAATCGTGCTTTGCGTGTACGTGGGTTAAAGAAAAGGACATTGGAGAATAATGATGAGCAAAGAAAGAGAGCTGCTTTACCGATGGTATAACGGTGCCAAAAATGTGGATGATTTTAGTGACTTATATGATAAAACAGAAGAACTACTCGTCCAATCTGAGCAAGAGCCTGTGGCTTGGATGTGTAATTTGTTAGGAGATGTAGTAACAGATAAACCAGCGGACAACAACGGCTACACCGCACTTTATAAATCACCAAAACGTGAGCCTTTGAGTTGTTGCGAAATAACATACCCTGAGTGGGCTTTCACTCGAGAAAGACAACAGGCTTTTGATGCTGGCGTTAGGTTTGCAGAAAAAGAACATGGGTTGGAAAATAGTGGTAGAATTTGAGATAAACGAATGATACGAATGAAAGATGCTAGTGCTTCATATGCCTTTGCATTAATGATTTTGTTGATGATTTGTGGATTTTGGTATTTAGTATATCAACGCGATACATTAATTGATGAATGCGAAAAAAATTTACCTAGAACGCAACATTGTCATTTAATTGCGATACCAAATGAATAAAATTTAACAAAGTGCTTGACATACTGCATGCAGTCGAGTATAATAAGTTATACTAATTAACTAGGAGAGATAAAAATGGGTGCAGCGTTAACATTAATGATGTATTTTACTTCCGCGCAAATAGCGAACGGAACTCCAGAAGTAACCATTATGCAGTTCGATACCTATGCGGAATGTGAGTTTTACATAGAAAAAAATAAGCCTGCTATTGAGCGTGAGTTACAGGACGGTTTATTAGGTTATTCAGCAAAATGTGAGGTTAATTAAAATGTCAAATTATATTTTAGTACAAGTAGATATGAATGATGGCGATTATGCAAGTCAATTTACTGCAATCAGCGACGAAACATTAGCGATTATAATGCCTTTAATTGAAAAAATTAAAGCTAATCCAAACCGTCATAATTTTAATTATCGCGATAATTGTGATGATGGTGAACATGCATATGATGTATATGTAGACAAGGAAACGGTTGATCACGACGAAGAAGTTCTTGATATATTTTGGGATTTTCTTCCTGTAACCGAATATGGTTTCCATACAATAGAAAGTATTGAAATTTATGAAGTTGGTCACGTTGAAAAATTATTATGACAGAAACATTTAATTACGATTTAGAACGAATGAAAATAGCGGTTAATTCGCCAACCGTTAAGTTGGAGTTATATCAAATGAATAAAAAAATATTAGAATTGATTGAAGTATGGGATACATCATTAACTGATGATGCAAATTTTGACGACGAATTAAGTTTTTTGGTTAAGCTGGTTATCGAAGATGTTTTGTGTTTTGTTTTAGACGAAGTGCGATATGAAGCAGGAACAAGTGTTGCTAGAACTATCGAACAAGAAGTTAAAAAACATTATGGTTTGCTTGATGAATCAGAAAATTAAAGAATTAGCTGAACAAGCCGGATGGGTAGAAACTGGGGATGATAAATGGATACATCCCTCTTATCAAGAACGCGGATATTTGACATTAAACGATTTAGAAGAGTTTGCTAGGTTAATTATCGCAGAATGTCATAGAGAAATAACAGAAAATAGTTGGTAATCGGAGGAAATAATGTCAAACGAGAAAACCTTAGTAGAAGAATTGGTAGCTGCGCTTCAATTAGCCAAGGATATGATGGTGGCAAATGATTTGGATTTACCTAATACAATGGGCATTATAGATGCGGCTTTAGAACGAGCAAAAAAAGATTAAAAAGTGCTTGACAAACTGTATTGGTTCTAGTATAATAACTTTATACTAATTAATTGGAGATAATAATGGCTGAGTTACTTGAAAAACGAATCTATACTAATGACTTAAAAGAAGGCGTTAGAGTTAAATTGCGCAACGGTTGGGAAGCAATTATGCGCGATAACAAACGCGGAAACTATCGTTATGCCGAGGTATTTGGTACATGGCATGAAACTGGCGAGATTTACGCTCATGATATTGTTGGCGTAAAAATTGATGAAATTTGGTATCCTGTTCAGCATACCCTTAAACAAAAACAAATGTTAATTCAGGTCAACGATGCTAAAATTTAAATTACAATTTGAATGTGAAAACGATGCATTTGTTGATGACATGAATGGTATGATAGCGAATACCCTTGTTCGTTTAGCCGATAAAATTCATCATACGTTATCTGATATAACAGAAGAAGAATTTACTCTACGAGATATAAATGGCAATTATATCGGTGTAGCAAAATTAACAGAAGATTCTGATATTTTAAATAAATCAGGTCATCGTATTGGATAAAAAGGATTGATATGAATTACATTTTATATTTTTTTATTTCGTTTGCTGGATCAAATTTAGAGCCAGGTCCAGATCCTCAGATATTTGGATCAGTGGAAAATTGTGAAACTGCAAGACAACTTATCGTTAATGATTTACGAGTAAAAATGGATAAGAATGTTATGATCAACGGTTATTGTGTGAGAAAATAATGAGCAAAATAATAAAAGTTGGTCAGAAAACAAAAGCAAATATGAAATTAGTTTTAGACAATTTGGAAGAAACTATTAATCGTAGAATGAAACTTATCGAAAAATATAATGAAACTGGTGATGCTGAAAAAATGCGAATTGCTCGTGCATTAGAAGATAATGTTGGTATGCTTATAACCATGAAAACTGATATGATTGCGTTAGAAAAAAATAGCGAAAAAGAAATATTCGGAGATTAAAATGAAAAATAATGGTGTTTTATTTGTAGTGGAAATGTTGCGATGGGGTGATCGAGAAAATCACAGCTACGTTATTGGAGTTTATTCTTCGCAGACTTTAGCGGCTTTGGCAGGTGAAGCAGAGAAAACATGGCGTGCTGGAAAATATGAATATGTGGTTAACGTGTATCAGTTAGATTATATTCCACAAGACAAATTAGATTGCCACGGAAAAACTTTAGGGGATTTATAATGCACGATATTGTTGATTATATTATTGTCGGAGTTGTGTATGCTTGTATGGGAATTTGGAGCGGGCATATTGGTAGAATTCTGCATCACTCAAAACCATTGAGATTATTGGAAATTTTCTTTTGGCCATTTTTTGGAGTTGCAATCGTCCTTTGGGGGTTATATACCTCTGTATCTACCATATTCGCTGACGAAGATTTAAAATGAGTGACGTTCAAATGCAAGCAATTTATGACGAGATGATAGAAATGTTTGGGAGTTTACCCAATCATCGTCAAGAGCCGATACAATTCGCGCATTATGTAAAATTATTTTATTATTATAAATCTCGTGCTGAAGCACAAAAAGTGCTTGACTAATCTATTGCAATAGAGTATAATTTATTATACTCTAACAACTGTGTTCTTTATTAAAGGTTAGGAGAGAATTATGAAATACAAAGGTTTTATTATAAATCCTGTTTATTCGCTTTGCGCTGATTGGCGTTTAGATAAACATGGATCTGTAGTAGCGAAACGAGTTAAATCCTCAGACATTGAATACTATGAAATCCTCGATCCTATTGAGGGTGGAAAACGGTTTTTCGCTGAGAATACTATAGCGGAATGTAAATCAGAAATTAATCGTATCCTTGCTATATTAGGTATGAAAGATAATACGCAAAAATCATGGGATTTATTAGAGAATTAATATGAACGAATTTGAAGTTGAAATGAAATTTAAAAACGAACCCAGATTAACAGTTTATAAAAAAGCTAGAACTTCTGATGGTGCGCGTTTTGCTGCTATCCTCGAGGCAAGTATGAATGGTTTTGATGTTAATGTTGTTGAATTTATAAACATAAAAAAGATGAATTAATGGCAATTAAATCAAAATTAATCAAAAATGAAATATCGCCTGAATATCCTTGTATCGGTAGATATCCCGATAATATGCTTGTTTTGTTTACTGACCAACACACAGGAACGGTAATTCATCAAGGTCATTCAAGCCACAAAATGGGAACTCATAAAGATTATTGGATTAATACTTGGGAAAAATTTGATAGCAAAGTAACATTAACTAACGGACAATAAAATGGCAATTATAGTACAATCAACTGAACATAAAACAGAAAATGGCATATCTTATCCATGTTTAGGTATTTTTCCAAACAAACAAATTGTTTTGTTTACCAGTATATCTGAGGGAACATTACTTAAACAGGGAGAATTTACATCCTTGCCTATTGGAACTCATACAAAACAGTGGATGCACGATTTGGTACAATATGTTGGGGTGCACGATTGGGTACCATATGTTGGTACATTAACTCTGGCAAACGAGAAATAGCATGGAATTTATGACATTGCTGATTATAGGGATTTATTTTGCAGTAGGTATGTTTTATGCGTGTATGACTGAATATGACGGAGTTAATGGATTTAAAAAGTGGTTTAATAGAACTGTTTTTTGGATTGTTGATATGTGGAGAAAATAATGGAATTAAGCGAAGATGAATTTCTAGAAAAGTATGCTGAAGTTGAAGTGACATTTGAAAGTTATTATAAATATGCGTTTAAATATGTTGGTTATACCGATCCTGGACCTGATGGGTTACGAATAGAGGTTAGCTATGGCGGAGAAACTAGTCAAATTTATCGGTTTGAATTAAAAGCAGGACATACAGTTAAATTGGGTGAAACTGCTATGAGTTTTTATCGTGGCACAGCAGAAACTATATCCGGTGAAATAGTAGACGAATTTTACGAGTTTTAACACGGCTCCAAGTCACGGGGGTTTTTGCAGTTTACCGTACTGACAGCTTGGAAAGACAAGCACTATGAATGATTGGTTGATTTGCGCCGAACTGTCACAGCCATGATGAGTGGAGCTTAACCCAACCGCCAGTATCAACCAATCATTGATAGTTAATGCGTAGGCTGATACGCTGAACCTATAAGTCTTTGTGTGTTGATTAGGGTGAAGTGAGCACTTCATAACAGTAGTCGCAGTTTAGCTCAACTGGGTCACAAAGGAAAGTCGGAATTCAGTACCGACAACTATCTTTATTTTTTTATTATAATTAGGAGTGAGAAAATGGGTCTTGATTGTTATTTGAGTGGTAACCGTTATATTTCTGAATATAGCGAAGTTGACCAAGAATTCGATAAAAATATCAACAGCGATGCAGTTAAACGTTTACTTCCACAAGGCGTAAGAATTCAAAAAATTCAAGTTGAAGCAGCCTATTGGCGAAAAGCCAATGCAATTCACAACTGGTTCGTACAATATGTTCAGGATGGTATTGATGATTGTAAAGAGTATGAGATTGACAAAAGGAAATTAAAACAGTTATATGATACTTGTAAAGAGGTATTAGCGGATCGATCCTCTGCAGAGGATTTACTTCCTACAGCGGGTGGATTCTTTTTTGGAACAACTGAATACGATGATTGGTATTTTGAAATTCTTGAGCAAACTATAGAAAAATTAGAACCATTAATTAACGAATCTGATGAATCTTTATGGAAACGCTGGCGTTTCACTTATCAATCTAGTTGGTAAAATAAATTTAAAAGTGCTTGCTTTCCTTATTAGAATCCGGTATAATGGTTATATACTAACTAATAAGGAAAACTATGACTAAAAAACCGATTAAACGGTTAGGAGATATTTCTGGTTGGATTGGTATGGTGTTGATTCAATCAGCTACTTTACCTACAATCATTAATAAAATTTTTGATCCAACCGTAGCGATGCCTCCATTAAGTATGGTATTGTTAATTTGGAGCGGATTATTTTTGTTTTTAATTCGCGCGATTATTCAAAAAGATATGTTGTATATTATTTCAAATAGCATTGGATTTTTATCTCAATCTGTGCTACTTTACTTGATTGTTGTTTAGGGGTTATATTATGAAAAATGCAAAAAAAGAATTAATTAAAGATTTAAAAGATAATTTTAATTCTATTATCCTATGTGCTGATATTACATATGAACCCGATTATGGATCAGAAGTTCATTTTAGATTGCCGATTGGTTATACCGGAGAACAGTTAGCTGAATTTTTAGATAAATTAGATTTTGATTATAATAATGGTTATGGTCGTCAACAAGTATTTGGATATGTTTGGTTACAAGATAATTGTTGGTTAGAACGAGCAGAATATGATGGTAGCGAATGGTGGGATTTTAAAGATACACCGTTGATTCCAGATTACCTTAAAGCACATCGCGACCATTGGGAGTTGGTATAATGTTTATTGATTATGCTCAACAGAGATTAGATACTATGAACAGAATTAATCCAGGGTTCAATTTTAGATTTGTTATGTATCAAGGAAATTGTATTTCCGGTTATTATGTAAACAAATATGGGGAAATTTATTCTCATAAACAAGTTGGTTTAAAAAAACTAAAAATAGCCAAAGGTTGTAAACATAATCCTTATCCTAAAGTTGGTTTATCTATAGAAGGAAAATCAAAAACGCTTATGGTTCACAGATTAGTTTGTGAAACATTCCACGAAAAACCAATGCCAGAAGAATTACGAGGGTTAGATTGGAATAATATTCCAGATAAAGAACGAAAAATTCTACAAGAATTTGTTACGCATGCTGATCGTTATCAAGTAAATCATATCGATCATGATCATAACAATTTTCATCCATCTAATTTAGAATGGGTTACTGTAAAAGAAAATCAACAAAAATATCAAGAACATAAATTAAAAGCTGCTTAGGAATTATACAAAGTATGACTAGATTAATTTTTATTTGTTTATTATTATCTGGATGCACACAGCATTATCATCAACGGCATGATACTAGATATAATTATGACTCTTGGTATTTACAACCATATCCACATCATCACCATCATTAGGAATTAAAATGGCAGAAACATATAAAGTTGTAACAGGGCGTTATGAAACTGAAATTATTGAGCGAGTAAATAATTGGGTTGAACAAGGTTGGGTTATTCATGGCGGAATAAGTGTTGCTGTTGGCACTACAACTATTTTTGCGCAGGCTATGGTTAGGCGTATTGAAGATGTAATGGAAGAACTTATTGACGCAGAAGATGCAGAATGATTACCCTTGAATATGATGCGTTAAATGGCATGGCTTTACCTGAAGGAATGGTAAAGCCATTTGTTACAGAATTCATTCGTTTAAACAAAACTAAAGATATTAAGTTAATTTTTGGTCAAGAATTAATCTTACAAGAATTTAGATTAGCATTATTAAAAAATACATTATCTATTGATGCTTTTCGATTAATGTTTGACGATAGAGAAGTTAAATTTACTTATGATTTTAAAATAGACGATTGGCCAAAAGGAATGTGCGATTATAGCGATCATTGTATTAGAGATATTGTTAATGCAACAATTGAAAATGTATATCAAAAAGTAGTAGATTAACAAAATAGTGTTTACTCCTAAATACGGTTTAACCAACTTGTAAATAGGAGTATACAATGATTTCGGATTTAACTCTCAACAAACAGTCATTATTAATGGCAAAATTAAGTAGCCTTGCATATACAGATAACGTATCATTTGATGGATACGATAGTAAATTCTTAGATAAAGAAGGAACACAGGCTTATTTCCTTTATGATAAAGATGATATTATCATTGTATGTCGTGGAACCCAACCAACGCAATTTTCTGATATAGCCGCTGACGTTAAATTTGCTTTAGTACCTTCTAGTTGTAAAGTTGGATTGGTGCATAGAGGATTTAAACACAGCGTAGATCTTATTTGGGAAGAACTGTCTAAATTAATTAAAAAATATGGATCCAACCGTAGAGTTTGGTGCACTGGTCATAGCCTTGGTGCAGCAATGGCAACATTAATTGTTACTCGTTGTTGTAGAACTGAGGGAATTAAAAATCCAGTATTATTTACATTCGGAAGCCCGAAAGTTGGTAATGGAGAATATGTTGGATTTATGCAAGGATTAAATATCGAACATTATCGTTGGGTAAACAACGAAGATATCGTTACAAGAAATCCAATAGGTAGATACACACATCACGGGGAATTACATTATTTTGACCACAATGGTAATTTATCGGTTTTAAATTGGTGGCAAACTACAAAAGATAGAGTAAAAGGATTTTGGACTGGTATTAAAAAAGGAAAAATTAATTTTTTCATTAATCACGAAATTGGAAATTATATTAAAAATTTAGAAAAATTAGATTAATAAAAAAGGCTCGTTAAGAGCCTTTATTTTTATTCATTTTTAGACGAGGATATTTGCTCTTGCGTTTTACCATGAGCCGATATACCTAATACAGCACCCATACTTAAATGAAATAAACCACCGCCTTGTAGAGTTATCGCTGTATATGCAGTAACATCTTGCCCTGGATTATAATATTGTAAAAAATTAAATATGATTGGTCCAATCATAAAATCATAAAGGCAAATTGCTACATAAGCATATGCCAACCATGTTCTCCATCCACCATCTAAAACTTTACTACTTGCTGCCATTTTTTTCCTCCAATTGTGCTATCCTCCATTTAAGTAATGCAATAGAACCAACTAATTCTGTGCGTTTAATTTCGCTTTCGTTATGTTCAACCATAAAATCTTGTCGCAATTTTTCTCTTGCCAATTCTGATACTGAATTTGGTCTAGGAGCATTTTCTGGAGTAACAACAACTGATACTTTATTTTCTAACGTGTTGATACTTTCTCTAACATCGTTTAATGCGCTCATTAGGTAAACCAACCCGCTGAATAAAAATGGCAATACAGCAAATGTTATTTTTTCAATTAATGCGTTTTTTGGCGTTTCCATTATTTCTCCCTGTTTAGAAATATTTATTAAAAAGTGCTTGCTTTATTTATTGGGATATATTATAATAACTTATATTTTAAAACTTTGAGGATTTTATTATGGAAACTATTTTAAGTGTGCAATTTATCTCTGCAAATGAATTAGATGCAGTTAACCAGCCAGTATTTGATTGGACTATTGTTAAAACTATTTTTGGATAATTTATTATGATTAAGACGTTAATAGTATCATCGTTGTTTATTACACCTGCGTTTGTACAAATATCTACAGATGCACAAGGACATATACATTTTACCAGACACAAAGTTCAGGTAGAAAAGAAAGTTGCAATGGTTAATAATCAGCCGATTGTTACTATAGCGATTAATAATACACCAAAAGAACCAACATTAAAAGATATTAATCGATGGGTTCATAATGCCTGCGTTAAATATAGCGTTGACGAAAAATTAGTTCATGCGATAATTAAAGCTGAAAGTACATATAGAACTGAAGCTGTTAGTAGCAAAGGCGCAGTTGGTCTTATGCAATTGATGCCAGCGACTGCAGAACGATTTGGCGTAGAAGATCGCACTAATGTTAAACAAAATATTGAAGGTGGAATTAGATTTATTAAATTTTTAATGAATACGTTTAAAGATAAAAAATTAGCAGTTGCTGGATATAATGCAGGTGAACATGCAGTACAACGTCACAACTATAAAATTCCTCCATATCCAGAAACTATTGTTTATGTTGATAGAGTAATGACTGAATATGAAAGAGGTTAATATGCCTGAATTTAACACACAAGAAGATGCTATCTCTTGGTTTAAAGCTCAAAAATATGTAAAAATGCGAAATTTATATTTTGTATTTGAATCTGAAACAAAAAATGATGCAAAATACAATGAAATGCGGTTTGATGGTTTTGAAGGTTCACATAACCGTAAATATCATGGAGTAACAGAACAGTATGTAAAAGTCGCAGGTAAAACTGCAATTATTTTATGTGAATGGGGTTAACGTGAAAAAAATATTATTATTATTATTAATTCCTGGATTAGTTTTAGCTAAAGAAAAACCTGCTGTTACAGTTAAACAGCCAGAAAAAACGTGTACTCCTGCACCAAAACCAAAATCTTGGTCGCAAATATGGCAAATAAGAATGGATGCTTGTACTACTCCTAAAGAAAAAGAATATCTAACAGCGCATAAAACTGTTCCATTAGAATATACATTGGATCCTACAAAGACAGCATTGGCATCAGCTATATATGAAGAGCACCGGAAAATTTATTTAAGAATAAAACCGTGTTTAGATAAACAGTCAGGAAAATAACATATCAGGAGTCACGGAATGGCAAAAAAATCACAAACAATTATAGATGCTACAGCAGAAACAGAAGTAACAGATACATCAGCAAGCGCAGAAGTATCTGTTGAAGTTGGGGTAGAAGCAAGTCAAGAGGAATCAATTACTATTGCTGGAGTTAATTTATCCGAAGAATCTCACGCATCAGCTACTATTGAAGCAGGAGCAGGAGTAGAAATTGGTTGGACCGGAACTGATGTAGTTGCGCATACAGAGGCAGGCGTCGAGGTATCAGTTGAAGCAGGTGCAAGCGCATCTGTAGGTAACGAAGATATTAATGTTGAAGTAAACGTAGGGGTATATGCTGAAGCGCATGCTGGAGTAGAAGCAGACGGTTCTGTTGGATTACATGGAGCCGAAGGGCATGCTGAAGCATCTATCGGAACAAGCGCTGGAGTTGAAACAGGCGCAGTTATCTCTGGTAATGGAGTTTCTGCTGAGGGGACTGCTGGGGTAAGTATTGGACTTCAAGCTGGAGCAGAAATTGGTGGCGGAGCAACATTTAAAGATAACACTATCGAAATTGGTATAGACGGTGAGTTAGATTTATTAGTTGGAGTTGATTTGAGTGGCAGTATTGCTGTGGATGTAACTCCTGTTATTGATGTAGCAAATGATGTAGCTAAAGAAACAGAAAGGTTAGCTAGAGAACAAGCAATTTTAGCTAAAAATGCGGCAAGAACAGCACAAGAAGAAGCAAATAGAATTGCTGAAGAAACGCAACGCGCTGCTGCAGAAACAGAAAGATTAGCAAGCGAAGCAGCTCAAATTGCTGAGCAGAATGCCAGACAAGCAGCAGAACAAGCTCAAGCAGTTGCAGAAGCTGCAGCAAGAGAATCTGAACGATTGGCAAATGAAGCAGCTCACGTTGCCAAAAACGTAGGAAATGATATTAACAAAGCATTTAAAAAAGCGAAATTTTGGTAAAATGATTAAAGATAAAATTAGAAAAATTGAAAACCTAATCGGTAGACACTGGTGGTTAGGTCATCAAATTTGGGAGCGAATTTATAACATGCGCGGGGATTTCGATCCTAATTTCTATCATTACTATAACACGATTCCGCTACGAAAATTTAACATTAGGCGTAAAAAACGCGGATTTAAATTGGTAAATCCAGCAAAACGAAAATTTGATTTTACACGAATATACAAAGGTTAATTATGGGATTTATAGTAGATTTTTCAATGTGCTTTTTTGCTAGTGTTGTAATAATTTTTATTGCTGTATCTGTTGGATATATATGTCACGTGATACATTATAAATTTCGTAGATTTTTTTGGGCATATGGAGATTTTTTATTCTGGACAGCGTTGTTGTCGTTTTCTGCGTTTGGTGGATATAATTTTTATTTAAAATATGGCGAAGAAATTTTAAATTATTTAAAATAAAGTGCTTGACATACTGTACTCGATCTAGTATAATAAGTTATACTTGAAATTTGGAGATGATTATGAATAAAGATTTAATTGCTAATGCCGTTACTGCTGCGTTTGCAGCTGCAGAGACAGCTGGTCGAGAACAGTATGCTCGTGTTGGTGAGCGAGATTGTTGTGGTTTTGGATGGGTGTTAATTAGACCTGCGCGTGGACCACTGGTTTCGTATCTTAAAAAAATGGGTATTGGTGGTAGCGAATATGGTGGCGGATATAGTATCTGGATGCCTGGAAACCAACCAACTCAAAGCATGTCAGTACATGAAGCAGCAGCCAAAGCATTTGCTGCAACAATAAAAACAATGCTTGGTAGCGATTTAAATATTACTTGGCGTTCGAGAATGGATTAGGAGATTATATTATGAGAAAATTAGCAACTGTTAGAAAAATTGATGCATTAGAACCTATTGATGGCGCGAATTTAATTGAAACAGCTACTATCGGTGGCTGGAAAGTAGTAGTTAAAAAAGGAGAGTTCTCTGTCGGACAATTAGCAGTTTACTTTGAGATCGATAGTTGGATCCCTACTGAGCTTGCTCCATTCCTTACTAGCGAAGGCAAAGAACCGCGAGAATACAATGATATTAAAGGTGAACGATTAAGAACTGTTCGCTTGCGTAAACAAATTTCACAAGGTTTATTGTTACCAATTAATGTAGTTTATGATGGTGTTGAATCTGTACTTGCTGGGTTAGGAATTCGTTTAGAAACTATTCCTGTAATCGTTGAAGAAGATATGGATGTTTCAGATTTATTAAATATTCACAAATATGAACCACCAATGTCAACTCAGTTAGCTGGTATGGCTAAAGGAAATTCCCCTATCTGGGGGCGTAAAACAGATCAACCTAGATGTCAAAATTTAAAATATGAAATTGAAGATGCATATAATAATGATTGTAAATTTGAAATCACTATTAAATTAGATGGTTCGAGTATGTCAGTTGGACGAAATAACGAAGATTTAGTTGTTTGTTCTAGAAATCTATCATTAAAATTAGATCAGGAAAATAATGCATTTGTCGATGCTGCAAATAAAGCTAATTTATTAGAAAAATTGACAAATTACGGAAAAAATATTTTTATTTCATCGGAATTAATGGGTCCAGGAATTCAAAAAAATAGAGAAAATTTTGGTAATACACAATTTTTCGTATATGATATTTTAGATGTTGACACTAGAGAATATATTCCTGGAGAAATTAGAAGAAAAATTACCCAAGAATTAGGATTACAACATGTTCCTGTTTTATATGAATCTATTACATTAAAAGAATTAGGTTTAGATTCAATTGATAAAATTTTAGCATTTGCTGAAGGAATTTCAATAAATGCTAAAACTAGAGAAGGTGTTGTATTTAAATCTATTGATGGTTTATTTAGTTTTAAAGCAATTAGTAATTCTTTTTTGCTTAAAGAAGAATCTTAGGTTTAGGTCCAGTTTTAACTTTGAGGAATATATGAGTATTAGAGTTATTGGTTCAGATGATAATTTTGTTGATGATAGGTTTTATTGTACAGGAAAGGGTTCGATTGGAGATTTACAGTTAGATTTTCCTAATGTCGAAACAGCAATTGCAGCTGCTAATGAGTTACAGGAACGTTATCCGGATACCAGTTATAAAGTTATCGAAGATACTGAAGAGATAACTAAACAGTCAATTGATGCGCTTTGGTATAATCCCAAGTTTATTCATCTTCGTGAGATTGAAGATAACTGGACTGATGATGGGGAGTTTGAAGAAAATTGGGGAGTTCGATAAATAAAGTGCTTGACGTTTCTAAATAGATATATTATAATATATAAAACTATTGGAGAAACGTTTTGAAAAAATTTAAAGAATTTATTAACGAATTGGTCGCTGATAATTATGGCGGAAAAAAATTGATTACAACTCATCATTATTATGACAGATTGGCTACACGACATAATGACGAAAAAGCAACGAAAGATATTTTTCGTAAAGCTGTTGATCATTTAAAAAATAACGATTATGGGGACCAATCTAAATTTTTGGTTTATTCAAGAAAACATAATCAAGCAGTAGCGTTTAGTCATCAACAAAATACAAATGACCGTAAAGATAAACGCAAACATTTAGTAGCGACTACCATATTTCCAGTTGGAGATAAACACGCTAATCCATCTGTTAAATTGATTCATGTTGAGGGTTATTCGCCTGAGTTTATTGATTATGTAAATACTTTTGTTACTGAAGAGCAGAGAACTGAATATCCATTGTCAGAAGTATTAGTTGAAGATGTAGAATTTTATTTTTTACATGGACAATTACACAATTTACCATTTGTAGAATTTATTGAAGTTGAGTGAGGAATTGATATGTTTGGTGATGAATATGGCGGTAATTATTTAAGTGAAGCAGTGCGTCAATATGCGTATGTTTATGGCGAAGAACGCGAAGAAGATGAATGGATTTTAAGTCCATTTGATTCATGGGAACGTAATCCTCATTATCGAGGAGAACCTGGAAGACATCCAGAAGATTACGATTACGAGACAGATAATTAAAACGGAGAAAAAATGAAAGTAGGTGTTACGGGAACTCGCAATGGAATGACTGAGTATCAATATAATAATATCAGAAAAGGTCTTACGCACCTTAAAAGAAAACATGATGAGCTTGAATTGCATCATGGCGATTGTATTGGAGTAGATATGCAAGTGGCAAATATGGCAAGAAATCTTGGTATTAGAGTTGTTAGCCACCCACCTATTAAAGAAGATCTTCGCGCTTTCCATGATAGCGATATTGTATTAAAATCTGATAATTATTTAACCAGAGATAGACGTATCGTAGATTCTGTTGATATGTTAATAGTTGTTCCTAAAGAAGATACATTTCAAAGAAAAAGCGGGACTAAATATACCCATGATTATGCGAAAAAAACGGGCAAGAATAAAGTTATATTTTATCCTCAACCTAAAAATTAAAGGAAATATTTATGAAAATTAACGAACAGGTGATCTTCCGGTAAGTATTTTAACTTAACGGGGGAAAAATGAGTAGAACTTATAGATTTAAACACGATGAATGGAAAATTAAAAGTAATTGCGTTTTAAGAGAATGGGATTACAATATAGGTCAATATAACCTCGAAGATTATGAAATCAAAGAATATCACGATCACGGTATTAGAGATTTTTATAAATTTGTATTTTATGCTGATAGCGAAGAAGGCAAAAAACGATTAGCTAAATTTCATTCAGATAAAAAATGGCGTTACTGGAATCATATCGGTCCTGGATGGTTTCACAATTTATATTCACAAAGACCATATCGCAGAGATGCAAAACGTCAAATAAAACGCTATATAGATAATGATATAGACGTTCAATTATTACGAAAACCCAAACGTGAATATTGGGATTAGTATGTTATGGTGGTAGGCGTGCCCCATGTAAAAAACAGAAAACGCCCTTTTTATTTGTCTCCGTAGCTCAACAAGATAGAGCATTCGCCTTCTAAGCGAAAGGTTATAGGTGCAATTCCTATCGGGGATACCAATTATGGAAGGTTGCTAGAATGGTAATAGAGCGGATTGCTAATCCGTCGTCCAGAAATGGGCGTATAGGTTCGAACCCTATACCTTCCGCCAATTTATTTTCGGTATTTTATGAAATATAAAAATATGGATATGAGAGATAACCTTGAATTATGTAAATTTATAGAGAATCTCTCAAAAAAATTTCCGTTTAAAGATACATTTAATGCAAATACAGCTATAATTGTTGCTAAACATACACATGACGATTATGAAGCAAGATTATTTTTAGAAGGATCTGCTATTTTTAATATTGACGGAAAAGATTATAAATGTAGTCCAGGAAGTTATATAGAAATTCCACCTGGAGTACATCATTCATTTGAATATGATGGAATTTATCCTTTGAAAGTTTTACGATTTTTTAGTAATGATAATGGTTGGGTTGTTAATTTTTGCCCTGATTAATCCAGTTCTGTATTGATATAAATACTTGAATAAAATTCAGACTCAATACAGGAGAATCAAATGTCAGAATGGGGTAATTATGATGCTAGATCAGTATATGGAACAAGCATCAATGTAACAAATGGTTCTAACACAGTAATTGGTGTTGGGACACAATTCACAGCAAATTTAGAAATCGGTGATATTATCGGTATTCATTCAGATTTGTATACAAAAAATCGTATTCTTTCTATTGCAAATAATACAATTTTAACATTAGCAGATCCATTTATTGGAACTTCTAATACAACTTTACCGATTTCTTTAGTTAAAATTAACGAACAGCCAAAATACGTTTACCAAAATGGCGGAACAAACGGTGAAAGCGGTTTTGATGCTATGCAAAATACATATGGTGTTGATACTGCCGAAATTACAAGCGGTGGCGCTAATGTAACAGCTATTTCTGTTGGGTCTGCTGGAACAAAATATAAAGAAGTTCCATCAATATCAATAACTAATGGCGGAGCAAGTGCTAATGCAAGTGCGAATGTTTATATAAACGCAACTGGTTCTGTAGCAAATGTTTCTGTTTATAGTACTGGCGGAGGTTATACTTCTATTCCAACTGTAACTATTGGCGCTCCATTTATTACTTTTGCTAGTGCTGCAGTAACAACCGCTGCAAATACAGTTACATATACAGGGCATTTATTTGCTACTGGTGATGCAGCTGTGTATAATAATGGTGGCGGAACTTCAGTTGTTGGTTTAACTAGTGGAAATACATATTACATAATTAAAACAACAGCAAATGCTCTTGCTCTTGCTTCAAGTGCAGCAAATGCAACATCTAACACACAAATTGCATTAACTGGCGTTGGTGTTGGTACTGCTCATACATTAACATTAACTTCTGGTGCTGCTACTGCTGTTGCGGTTTTAGGTGTTGGTTCAACTTCTAAATCTAAAGTTCCGCATGCTGGTTGGATTAAGAAAACCACAGGAACTGGTGGTCGTTCAGGTCGCGTTCAATACGAAACATTAGTTGCTATTGGTTCAGTTACAACCGATGCAGTAGACGATAAAATTTTCCCAGACGCTTAATCTAGGGATAAATGAGAAAAGCCTGTTCGCAGGCTTTTTTTGTGCATAAAATTTATGGAATTTTTTATGAAAGAATCATCTCAAACAATGTTATATGTTGTGTATTATATCGTGGGATTAATTTTTAGTTTTGCTATCGTTTCTATTTATGGTTTATTCGCTGCAGCAGGTATTTTACATTTAATCGCATATGCGCAAAAAATAAATATTTAAAAAGTGCTTGACATAATATGTCTAATCTAGTATAATATAACTGTACCGTAACTTTAAACTTATTGAGGAATTATATAATGAAAAAAATGATTTTAACATTGGCGATTTTAAGTCTTGTTGCTTGTGGCGAAAGCGAAGAAGAAAAGGCTAAAAAACAAACCCAACAAATTCTTGCGCAACAACAACAAATCTTACAAAATCAACAAGCTCAACAGCAACAAATTGAACAGCAAGGCGCAGTAGTTCAGCAGCAAGGTCAACAAATTCAACAACAAGTACAACAACCTGTTCAAGCGCAAGCTCCAGTTATTATTCAACAACCTGCTGCGCAACAACCAGTGGTAGTACAGCAACAACATGATAATATTATGACTAATATGTTGGTTGGAGGGTTAATTGGTCATGCTATTGGTAGCTCGGGAAATTCTTCTAATAATTCATCTCCTAGCTATAATCATGATTACGGTTCTAGTTCACGAACTGTAACTAATGTTACTAAAAATGTTACAATTAATCAAGTTGCTTCTGCTCCAATAGCTCCTGTATCAACTTCAACCGTTGCTCCAGTTGCACCAAAGGTTAATTATATGGATACAAGTAAATTTAATTCAACGAGTTCTTATAAACCATCAGCTCCTATTAGCAGACCTAGTTCTAGTATGAATATGAGTCGGTTATCTTCAGCTGGTAAACGATAAGGTGATTATATGATTTTAATAGCAATCATATCTGGTATTTTAATAGCATCAACAGTTTGGTTGACAGTCTATCATTTTAAACACAAAATCAATAAAGCCTAGGAATATATCATGAAAAAAACAGCAGAAATTAAAAGACCATCAGTTGACGGATTAGAACAAGCATTTACTGTGGTTGCATTTGGTAGATTAAAAAAACTAGATAAACCTTTTAACAACGATAGTATTCAATCAGAAGCATCAAGAATTGAGCGTTGTGTTGAATATATGTATAAAATTGACAAAAAAGAAGAATTAGATTATCCACAATTTGCATCTAAATTTTTAAAAGATAATCTTAAAGAGTTAATTTCAGGGAATAAATATTCGGGATTATATCTTCAAGATGTTAGCGATAACGTCAAAGAAAAAGAATATTACATGGAAGACGCAACTTTTATTTTTTAAGGTTGTAATTATTTTAGTTGCCTCGTTACTGAGGCACCTTTTATTTTTTGGTGGCTTATGGAAGTTAATGAGGTTATCGAGCGTTCATTTAAAAGAGATTTACGAAATCTTTTAAAAAAATATAATGCGCAACTTGACGTTTCTGTTGAAATGTATGATTTTGGTGCTGCAGTAAATGGGATTACGGTGTATATTCCGGAGAGTTATGATAATAATGGTAATATTACGCACGAAGCAGTTAATATTGAATTAACAAAATGGGTTGATTGGGAAAGTTTATAATGCATCAATATAATATAATTTTTATATGTTTTTTTCTCTTGTTTACTAAACATTTCTATATAGATTTTATCAATCAAACATACGAAGAAGTAAAATGTAAAGGTATATTTGGAAACTTTACTGGAGCAAAACACAGTATCAAACAAGGTCTTGCGACAGGCGTAGTATTACTTCCATTCGTAGATCCTACTCTTTTATTTATAATCGTTTACGCTGAAATTAATGTACATTATTTTATTGATTATTTCAAAGCTCATTATGGTTTATCAGATGTATCAGATAAAAAGTTTTGGGTGCAATTAGGGTGCGATCAGTATTTACATTATTTAACATATCTTGTTATCGTTTATATTATTTTACTGGAGTCATAATGTTAAAATCTACTAAATTTTCTGATTTTGATTTACACAAAAAATTAACAGATAGGGGTTGGAAAGGTAAATATTATGGATATATGAATAAAGTTACCTATCTATCTGAAAATAATGAAACGATTGCTGTTGTTGAATATGATAACCGAAGATCTTTAATTGTAACTGCAGAATTTACATGATTGATATAGAAAAATTGGTAGGGCAAGTATCAAAAGAAATAAAAAAAGGTTCAACTAGATTAGTTTATTTTCCTATTAATTCAAGAAAGATAATATTAGATGGAATTGAAGTTAAAATTGATACTGTATTAAAAATTGTTAAATCGCATACATTGGAAATTAATAGCGATGAATGTTTTTTAGGTAAATTTCAAAATAAAATAGAATGTCAATTAAATGATTCAAAATATAGTTTATTTTTAAAAAATACTGATGGATCGTATACAACAAATTACAATGGCATATTAACTCCGATAATAGCGCATAATCCAGATTATTTTTGGGAAGAAATGATTAGAGTTTTTCCAATGACTATACGAGATTTTTGTTTGGAAAACACAACAGAAAATTATCCAGCAGGTTTGTATTTTCCTGATGCTGCATTATGTATGCATAAATGGTTTTGTAGTTCTGATGGAAAAGGAGGCATTTATCCGAAATTTATTTCTGATGAAAAATATGATATTATTATGAACCATCCATGGATAAAATTGTATATTTCGTTATTAATTGACAAAAAATTAATGCCTCAAGAGTTTACATTAGAAAATTTAGGATATATAATACACCCAATTTCTGGTAAAAAAATTATAGTTATAAGCGATTATGGATGTACAGAAGAATATATGCAATATTTACAGGAAAAACAAAGTGCTTGACATTAATTTTTCAATATAGTATAATAAGTTATACTAATTGGAGGATATTATGATTACTGTGGTAGAAACAACTAAGTCTTTTCCTGAACATATTTTACACACTTATCTTCTTACAAATGATAAATTTAAAATGATTGGTTACATTAAAAGCGGAACAACCGAAATGATTACATTTAAAAAACCATTAAGATTCTTTACTAAAGGTAGAACTTTTAAGGAATTAAAATGAATGACGTAATAACTGAATACGATAAGAATGGAAATGTTGTTTTTTATGCTGCTATGGATAGAGGCTTTTGGTGGAAAAAAGAATACGATGATCGAGGAAATTGTATATTTCACGAAGATTATGTAGGATTTTGGATTAGAAAAGAATATAGCGAAAGCGGTAAAGAAACACGTTATCAAAATTATCTAGGTATTGATACAAATAATTGTTAAGAGAAATTATATTATGAAAATGTTATTTTTAATTCGTGGAGTTCCAGGAGACGAATTTTACTAAATAATTTATTTTATCGGAAATTATTTATGGAAAAATTTACTCTAAAAAATTGTATTAAATGTAATGTTGAATTTAAAAATTTTAGAAAACAAAGAAATTTGTGCGAACATTGTAGATGTTTAATAATATGTCCTGTTTGTAAAGAAGAGCGAAAATTATCTAATGAGAGTAATGCCGCTCTTTCTAAAGATAAACCTTGCGCTAAATGTTCTTTACAAATGTTAAACGAAAAACAAAAAGGGGAGAACAACCCATTTTTCGGTAAAAAACACACCGAAGAATCTAAATCAAAACAAGGAAAAAAAATTTGGACTGATGAAGATAGACAAAAATCTAGAGAATTATTAAAACTTGTTGCTAATAAAAAACACCCATTTACAGTTTGGGAAAGTAAATATGATAAAGAAACTGTTGATATTAAAAAACAAGAATATAGAAACAAAATTTCTAAATTAACTTCTGGTGAATTAAATCCTATGTTTGGTAAACCTTCTCCGCAAGGTTCTGGAAATGGTTGGTCAGGTTGGTATTTTGATATATATTTTAGATCTATATTAGAATTGTCTTATTTAAAATATTTATTGGATAATGGAATAAAATTTGAATCTGGTGAATTAGATAAACATAAAATAAAATATTTTGATTCAATAAAAAACAAATATAGAAATTATTTTCCTGACTATTATTTAATAGATTCTAAAATTTATATAGAAATAAAACCTAAAAAACTAATAAATTCTGGTTTAAATTTAGATAAATTTAATGTCGCTAAAAATCTTTTTGGTGAAAATTTTAAAATAATTACGGAAAATGATATTCAAAGATTATCTGAAATTGAAATAAAAAATATGTATAATGATGGATCGCTAAAATGGTTACCAAAATATGATAAAAAATTTAATAAACTTTAAATGGGTGGAATGTATATTATGAAAAGACTTTTTCTCGTTAGGGGGGTTTGTGGGGCTGGTAAATCTACACTAATTAAATCCCTAAATGTTAACCTTGCGGTTTCTGCTGATGATTTTCACACAGATGCAGATGGTAATTATAACTGGACTCCAGAAAAATCTAAAGCTGGTCACGCATGGTGTCAAGCAGAAGTTAACCGCGCACTACAATCTCCATTTATTGATAACATTGCTGTCCACAATACGTTCACACAAGAGTGGGAAATGCAACCATATTTTAACATGGCCAAAGAACATGATTATCAAGTAACGTGTTTAATAGTAGAAAATCGCCATGGTAATAAAAATATTCATGGCGTTTCAAATCAAGCTGTTCAAAATATGGCTGATAGATTTGAAATTAAATTAATTTAAATTTAGGATAATAATATGAAATTTAGTGAATATTTAGAAAATTTACAAGACTTATTGCACGATAGACCAGAATTAATTGATGCTGAAGTTATTTACTCTATCGATGACGAAGGTAACGATTATAAAATTGTACATTATGGACCGACTCCTGGAAATTATTATAATTTGCGTGGAGATTTTGTTACTGAAAATGATATCGAAAATGACGGAAGCGATTTACCAACTAATGCAATTTTAATTAACTAAGGATAAAAACGAATTTTTTAATCGAAACTAATATTGATGCATTTTTATTATTTATAATTTGGAAAATTTATGCCAAAAGATTTTGTTATTACAGACAGTAAAAAAGTTTTAATTATTTTTAAAAGTAGTTGGTGCTCACCTTGTAAAGTGCTAGCATCAATAATTGATGCTAATCCACCAGCGATTCCTCTCGTAGAGATTGACATTGATGTCGATTATGAATTGGCAGATAAATATAAAGTTCGTGGCGTTCCAACTTTAATTATTGTTGAAGACGGCGAAGAAGTCAAAAGAAAGGTTGGGTTATTAACTGCAACTCAATTAAATCAATTTTGTAATTAAAGGGAAAAATAATGTTTGAATATTCTGCTAAACCGTTGCTTGATGTTTTACCTACAGATAAACCATTAGTTGGGCTTGAAATTGGATGCGATAGAGGAGATTCTTCTGTTGGATTATTAAAAGATTTTCCAAATATTTTAAAATTAACCAGTATCGATCCATATATAAATTACGTTGATTGGAATGGCGTAAATGAAAACACCAGAGATTTTTTCTACTTACATGCAAAAGATAGGTTATCTAGTTTTGGAGATAGACACGAATTAGTTAGAAAAACATCTGATGATGCAGTATCGGATTTTGTAGATGAATCTTACGATTTTATTTTTATTGATGGTCTTCATACTTACGAACAAGTATTAATAGATTGTAAAAATTATTATTCTAAAATTAAATCTGGTGGTGTATTTGCTGGTCATGATTACAGAGTAATTGAGGGCGTTAGAAATGCAGTAAATGAATTTTTTACTGAAATTGATCAAAAAAATTTATATTCTGATTCATATGAAAGCGATGTATGGTATTTAATTAAACCTTAAAAATATATGAAAAAATTAATTTTAGCGTTAATGTTGTGTTTTGTTTCGCTAACAGCTAGTGCTGCATGGTGGAACGGTTTTATGTGGGTTAGCAATGTATGCGTTGCTCCAACGGGAGAATATTGGATTTATCCCATTCAATGGGCGCGACCTGTTGGTGAAATGTGCAAATTACCAAGCGGACAATTTGGTATAGTTGAATAGTGCAAATTAGAAACGCAACTCCTAATGAATATTCAATTCTTATCGAAAATGAATTAACTCAATTTGCCAGCGATTGGATAACTTTAGAAGATTGCCAAACTAAAAATACAATAGTTCTAGTTCTTGATAAAGATATGGCTGGTCATTATATGTGGTATGAAGATGACCAGCCATATCTTTTTACATTATTGATAAATAATACTCATAGAGGAAAAGGTTATTCAAAACTGTTGTTGCAACATTTTTTAGATGTAAACGATAAGGATAAAACTTTACATACTAACACAGAAAATATTTCAGCAATTAACCTATATTCATCTTTTGGTTTTCGTATAATACGAAAAGAAGATAATTTTTACGAAGACGGCAGCGACGCTTTCTTCATGAAGAGAATGCATGAAAATATTATTTAACCATGTGTATGGGGAACAAGAGAATTTTGACATACAAGTATGTAAACCTATATTAAATTTAGAACCGCACGAAGAATCTTTAGCATTAGAATCTGGTTGGACTATCTATTATAACAATTGGTTTCAATCTAGAATTACTAGAATTAATCTTTCGAAATATGATTTAAATATTAAACCAATAAAAGGTCATGATGTTGTATATTATGAAACATTTGAATATACAGATGAAATTAAACAATTATATTCAAATTTTTTAAACGTTAAAAATTATACATTTACTTATGATTTAGATTCAGATTTAGATCGTAGCTCAATATTAGCGGTAGAAAAAGATGGTAAAATTGTTGCATTTACTAAATTTATAAAATACAATGGCGGATTAGAAAGTCAATTTACAATTTGGGATTATGCTGAACCAAAACTTTCTATTGGTAGAAAAATTGTTGATTATGAAGTTAAACAAGCAAAAGATATGGGGTTAGATTATCTTTATATTGGTTGCGGATATGGATTAGGAGGGATTTATAAATCTAGATTTCCAGGCTTTGAATGGTGGTCAGGATCTGAATGGTCTGATGATATAGATAAATACGTTTCATTATGCAAACGCGACTCTACGGTAACAAATTTAGCAAAATTAAACGAGGTTTTTAATGACTCATAGACATACTGAATTGATAAAAATTCAAACATTTAAAGAACGACAAATGGTTACCGATCCTAGAGTCATTAAACATGTTCAACAAGATGTTAAAATTAATAAAGAATATAATGTTCCATATTTAGCCGGATATTCTAAAAATGGCAAAACAATTTATGTTGATAAACATTTTAATTCGATAATGAAAGATGGAACTGATGTAATGCCATATCTTTTAATTCACGAAAAAATAGAAAAAGCATTAATTGATATTTTTAAATTGGATTATCAACAGGCACATCATATTGCAAGCCACGAAGAATTAGTTGCCGTTAAAGCTGATGGAATAGACCATAACAAATATGTTAAATTTTATTCTGGTCCGATTCAAAAAGACGAAGCAGAACGAACTGGCGAATCTCCTCCTGATTTGGATTTAACTCCATATCGATGCGAAAAAGATTGTCATCGATATACAGGATTAGGAATTTAAAAAAAGTGCTTGACAATGTCTAGGGTATAGGGTATAATAACTCTATACCCTTTTTTATTGGAGTTTGTTATGAATATTTTCTATCTTAATAATGATACAACAATTTGTGCTCTAGAGCACACAAATAGGCACGTAGTTTCTCAAATAAAAGAAACAGCTCAATTGATGTCTACTGCTCATCGAGTTCTAGATGGCGTAGAAACTGCAGGTTTTTCTGCATCAGGTCGTAAAAAAACAGTATGGAAACTTAACAATTCTTACGACGATATTTTATATTTAGCAACTCATATAAATCACCCATCGGCTATTTGGGTTCGCCATGGATTTGAAAATTATCAATGGCTTCATTCTTTACTTGTGGAATTATGTAAAGAATACACTTATCGTTATGGTAAAATACACAAATGCGAGCAAATTGGTTTAGTTGATAAATTACAGTATGCTCCATTTAATATTTCAACAAAACTTTTTACTGAACCGACTCCTGCGATGCCAGTTCATTGTATTGTTCCAGGGGATTCAATTGCATCCTATAGAAACTATTACAATACAGAAAAACGACATATTGCTAACTGGAAAGGTAAAATAAATGGTAGAAATACTCCATCGTGGTATGAAGAAAGTGCTTGACATTAAATTACTCTTAGAGTATAATAAACTATAATGAATATTTTGAGGATAATTAAATGTTAAACTTTTTAAACTTATTAGCTGAAACTGCAAGCACTAATGATAAACTTGCTATCCTAGAATCAGCAAAAAATGATACTAATAAACGATTAGTATTTGAATTAGCATATAACCCTAGAATTAAATTTTGGATTAAAAAACGTCCAGAATCATCTTACTTTTCTACTGTATATCACAAAGGCGATTTAACTAAAGCATTAAATGAATTGGTTGAAAATATAGCGAATAGAAAATTAACAGGTAATGCTGCAATTAAATTCGTTAGTAACCTATTAAATAATTTAACGAAATTTGACCAAGAAGTTTTATATCGAGTTATTGAACGCGATTTAAAATGTGGCGTTAATACTAAACTAATTAACAAAGTTTGGAAAGATTTAATTCCAGAATACCCTGTTTTATTATGTGGTAAATTCAACGAAAAAACTGAAAAAAATATCCAATATCCTGCGATCTTACAGTGTAAAATGGATTCATCAAGAATCAACCTTGAATTTGCTGATGGTAAATTTGTATCAGCAACAACTCGTAATGGTAGCGTTTTATCTATTTCTTGTTTCGATAATTTAACGCTACCAAATAAAGATCGTTTTATTCTTGATGGTGAATTAATGTGGTTACATCAAAATGGTACAGTAGCAGAAAGAAAAGTATCAAATGGTTATGTAACAAAAGCTGTTCGTGGAACTATTACTCCTGAAGAAGAATTAGGTTTGTATGTTGTTGTTTGGGATTACATTCCATATGAAGATTTTTTAAAAGAAGTTAGTAAAATTCCATATAACCAAAGACTTGCTACTTTACAAGAATTATCAACAAGTTTTGATAACAAATTACAATTAGTTGAAACTGAAATTGTTAATTCTCGTGAAGAAGTAATGGAGAAATATCAACGCAATTTAGATCGCGGCGAAGAAGGTTGCATCCTCAAATCAATTAATGGTATCTGGGAAGCAAAACGCTCCAAGTATCAATTAAAGCTCAAAGCGGAAGATCCTGTAGATTTGTTAGTGATTGGGTTTACTTTAGGAACTCCTGGAACTCAATTCGATGGTATGCTTGGATCGTTGCTTTGTCAAACTTCATGCGGTCAATTAGAAGTGAATGTTGGTAGCGGATTTAAACATAAACAAGGCGAACGCGATAATCCAGAATCATATGTTGGTAAAATCATTCAAGTAAAATATAACTGTATTATTTCAAGCAAAGGCTCTGATAAAAAGTCATTATTCCTACCAATTTATGATGGTATTAGAGATGACAAAACTACAGCAAACTCGTTAGAAGATCTATCATGAAGAGAATTATCGATTTAATTACTCCAGATACTATAAATAAAACTATAGTGGTTGCAGCTGGATATAAATTTGAAATTAGCGATACTCTTAATGATAAAATCTTAGGAGTAGTTTTGTTTGGAAATTATCGTTATCCAATTATATGGAATGCTAATGGATTTCCGCTTAAAATCAAAGATGCTCCGGAATATTATCACCTTAGATTAATAGAAAAAGAAATGAAAATAAATTATACAAACCCAAAATTAAAAACGCCATTAGCAAAATATGGAAAACTTCTTAATGGGTTTAACAATAATCAATTAGATGAGCCTCAAACAAAAGAATTGATTAAATTATCTTCTCTGTTAATTAACGAATTAATTAAAGATACACAACGAACTAAAAAACTTTCTATGATGGATGGAGATTTAGCTAGATTACAAAAAAAATAATAGTGTTTAATTTCTGGAGTTATTATGTTAGTGTTCGATGTTGAAACCCTTGGAGCTGAATCTAATTCAGTTATTTTATCTGCTGCTATTGTTTATATGAATCCCGCTGAAAAACATACATGGGAATCGTTATATGCAAATACCTTGTTTGTTAAATTTAATGTAAAAGAACAAGTTAAACAATACAATCGCGTTACCGAAAAAGATACCATTACTTGGTGGAATAAACAATGTGATTTAGCAAAGAAACAAAGTTTTTATCCAAACGAAAAAGATTTACCAGCTAAACAAGCAATTGCATGTATTAGAAATTATATTGCTTCTCATTGCGATCCAAAAACTACGTTAATTTGGGTTCGAGGTTCGCTGGATCAAATGGTTATAGATAGTTTATGTAAAGCAACTGGCGATGAGCCAATTATGCAATATTCAAATTATCGAGATATGAGAACGTATGTTGATTTGGCGGCTACTAAATCCACTCGCGGTTATTGTGATATTAATCCAGAAACTTATCCTGGAACATGGGATCGAAATGTGGTTGTTAAACATCGCCCTCAAGACGATGTTATATTAGACGCTCTTATGTTACTTTACCCAAGTTAATTATGAAACTTATTGAAAAATTTATATTGGCAATTGTATTATTCTTTTTGTTATTGTTGGCGGTGCCAGCTATAGCGATTAGAATTTCTGAATTAGCATTAATTGTTTTCTTTTTGGTTGTTCTACTAAATGTAGGAAAACCTAGATGAACGGTGAGATTTGGCCAGTAACTCGAAAAAACTTTAATAATCTTTCACTAAAGAAAAAAGTAGAAATATTAAATTATAGAAAAACGCTTGATAATACTATTGAACTTTTATTATTAAAGCGTAAACTGTGTAAACTTTCTCAGGAAAGTAACTGAATTGTTGTAACTCCTTCAAAATGAAGGCATCTGAGACGAGGGTTCGAATCCCTCCAGCTCCACCATAAACATATTAGACTCAGAAGGTAGACTATTCGCGGTAATCTACTGAATGGTGATTGAGTTTAAAGACTCAAATAGTATGTTTTTGATGGGGCTGTCATGGTTTCGATCAGGTGAGATAGTAGAGAAGGCAACACGAGAGATGACTGACGTAATCAGCATAAATCAAAGTAAATGCAGCAAATGATGCAAACTATGGAGATTACGCTCTAGCAGCGTGAGATTAGCCTGAGATTAAGCCACTTGGAAACAGAACGGCTTGGGGATGGAAACATCCCCTTTTATTAACTATAGGAAAATATTATGCAAGTATTGGGAAAAAACGTTCTTGTTTTAAAACAAAAAGCGGAATATCAGGGTTTAATTTATGGCGTTAACTCTGAAGATAATACAAAAGGAAAAGTCATGAACTTAGGTCATGATGTTACATTACTTAAATTAGGCGACATTATTCTTTTGAATTGGAATAAAGCAAAAAATGTTTCTGGAGAGTTATGGGTTGTTTCAGAAGATGAAGTCGTAGCGGTGTTCGAAGATGATTAAACAATATATGAAACGCCCAGTGACCATTGAGGCGATTAAATTTGAATATAACGATAAGTGTATTCAGGAACTAAAAGATTGGCTTGGAAGCGAATTCATAGCCTCTGGAAAGGATTGGCATCCTGATGCCAAAGGGTGGTTACAGATTGGAACCCTAGAAGATGGACATGGGAAAAATAAAATTGCCCATGTCGCTACAGAAGGTGATTATATCATTAAAGGAATACAGGGTGAATTTTATGCCTGTAAACCGGATATTTTCTATCAAACATATCAAGAAATTTCAGATTCTATTACCGAGTTTAACAACGTTTATACAGGTTGTTAATTACTTGGAGAGGGCGTGGAATACACCATCCCAGTTAGCTGGACATTCGCCTGAGATTCTTTCTAGCATTAATTCATAATAATGTTGTAGAGGTCCAGGTTGTTCAGCTAAATGTTTACATATAACTCTAGCAGATCCCCAATCTCCTGCATAATATGCATTCAAATATTGTTGATGCGCAGGTAAAGTTTCGGCTACTGTAAACATTTTTACACCAATATGTTTACCCTTAACTGCAATGCAATCCAATTCTGCTAATTTAAAATCATCTTTAACTAATTCAGCTGTTGTTTCCCCAAGGATTAGTAACACGCCATATCCTTTTGTTTGCCCTTCTAATCTAGAAGTTAATGATACAGTATCTCCTAGTACATCATAACCGAATCTATATTTCGATCCAATGTTACCTACTAAAATTGGTCCAGAATTTACACCAACACCCATACCAACTGGAGGTTTACCCAGAGAAATTAACTGTTTATTAAATTGAGTAACAGCCTCAACCATTTCTAATCCAGTTTGAACAGCAACTTTCGCATGATTTTCATCATCTAATGGAGCACCATGAATGTGTAAACTTGCATCGCCAATAAATTTAATAATACATCCATCATTTTTTAATACAGGTTCAGAAATAGCAGTCATATAATCGTTCATGATTTGAGTTAAACCCTCAACATCATCACCATATGATTCGCCTAAAGTAGTAAATCCGCGAAGATCCGTCATAACAGAGGAGATTAATTTTCTTTCTCCGCCTAATTTAATTAAATCTGGATTTTTTTGTAATCTTTCAACCATTACAGGGGAAACGTATCCGCCAAATTGTTTTTTAATTTGCTCTTTTTGTAAATATTCAGAAAGAAATTTAACGGTATATGCATGCCCGTAAACTAATGCAATTCCAATTACAAAAGCTGTAATGTCAATGAGCATATTATAGCTCTTAAAGACCCATGCAGCTGCGAAATGACTTGCACCTAACGTTAGTATTACCGGAACAAATGCATACGTCCAGCGCGATCCAACGACAACTAAGGCTCCTCCTAAGAATATAGCCAATGCTTCAGCCATATCTGTCCAATCAGGACGTTCTATAACTATGCCATTAATCATAGTAGAAATAACAGCCGCCTGAACATCTTGCGGATAAACTGCTCCAATTGGTGTTGATAATGGATTTACAATACCAGCAGCAGTTGTTCCAACAATAACCACAGCTCCACCAAAATCAGCAGGAATATCAGTAATGCTTACTGCTTGATTTTTTTGACTCCAATCAATCCAGATTCTACCTAGACTATCTGTTGTAACTGGACCAAATTGTGGAATGCGCAGTTTTTCTACACCCAATTCATTTAATTTTACTTGAAATGTTGTATCCTGTGCAAGAACTCTTAACGTTTCTAGACTTAATGATGGATACAATACATTGTTAACTGATGTTAGTAATGGAACTCTGCGATTAACTCCATCAATTTCCGGTAGCGTATTAACAGTTCCAACACCAGCAGAACTATTTTCTAAAGCAGGAATGTTAGAGATTATTCCAGGATAGCTAACTATTTTATCTTGATATTCTGGATTTAAAATTACCGATCCAGGATTCTTTGGAGTATTTTTAGTTTTACTTGCAGGAACACTAGGTAAAATAACAGGTAATACTTTTAAAGTTTGTTCTAATTTATCATCTCCACCTAAACGGTCAGTTTCGCTCATTAAAACATTAAATACAACTAATCCTGCATTATGTAAATATAATGTTTCAATTGTATCTGCATAAAAATCGCGTTTAAATGGCCATTGACCATACTTATCTAATGCTGCTTCGTCAATGTTAACTGTATAAACATTATTTTCTGTTGGAGCTTTAGATGTAATTAATGTATCGAAATATTTTAATCGGGTGGAAGACACAAAGTATGGATCGGCAACCCTAACTGCTAAAACTAGCAGTAGAGTTACCAATGCCCAATAAGGACTTAATAATGCTTTTAACTTAGAACCAATCTTCATATTTCGCTGCCACTGTTTCTAATGCTTTTAAATTTTCTGGAATTGTTGGAGAAAAATCAACACCAGCTTTAACTTCTAAATCAGCAACAGGAACAATATATTTTGCCAATTGTTTTGGGTCGACTTTTTCATTAGGGAATAAAAATGCAACCATTCGTTCTTTGCTTGGTTGAATAATTACTTTGTAAATATGAGTAGGAACTCCAACTTTATTTCCAATAGTTTTGTATTCACCCTCATAAATTGTTCCAGTAATAGCATAAACATCGCCATGAGCAACTAGGTCGCGGGTTTTTTCTTCAAGTAATTTCCATGCTCCGCGATTTAATGGTTGACTTTGAGGCATCATGTTATCAAGAAAAAATGATTCGCTCATTACTTTAGCATCATAAACGAAATCTGCTGCGGGTGCCATGTGTCCACGATCTAAGTTAGAACCAACATAATCTTTTAATGTTACACGGTATTCAGCAGGAACTTCTGCATCTTCACGAAAATCATCTTTTCTACCAACTGCTTTTTTTAGGTGATCAGCTGTGATATGTTCAATAACAAAATACGGAACTTTGGTTTTATAGTTTAGGTTAACAGCATATCCAGTTTTACAGATATATTGATTATCGCCTTCAGTTTTAATTTGCGGAGCACCCCAAGTTGCAAAATGTGAACATTTATCATCGATTGGATTTGCAAAAACAGCTGTAGAAAATAAAAGACATAAAGCTAAAACAATTTTTTTCATTATTACTCCAAATTTAATAAAGGAAAAGACCGAAAGGTCTTTTCCAATTTTACATATTTTTAACGCATAAATAACTTTCCAATCCAATTTTGGATTGAATTTATTACTTCCCCAATAAACTATCAACCTTTGCTTCGGCAACTGTTAAACGAGCTTCAATAGCGTCTAACGCAGGATCAGATTCTGTAGCAAGTGCTTCAGATACTTGTTGTTGAACTTCAGGAGAAACTTCATCTCCAATCGCAGCAGAAATAATTTGAACGATTGCATCAGTAGCTTGTTCATGTAATTCTAAATCTAATGCAGGAGCTTCAGTTATAGCTGTTGTTATTGCAACAGTAATTGCATCAGGATTAGTTACTACTTCAGGTTCAGCTGAAACGACTGCAGCAACAGCAGCTGAAACGACTGCAGCAACTTCTGAATGTTCTATTTCAGGCGATTCTATTTGCATTTGAACTACATCTTCAACTATATCTGCAGCTTCAGCTACAGAAAAACTTGCAGATAATATAACTACATTTTCAGCTAATACTGGCGATTGATCAGCTGGAGCTGAAATAATATCGTTAATATGACTTTGAGCTTTTTCCGTGATTAATTGGCTAACTTGAATTTCAACAATTGATAATCTTGTATCTAATTGATCAATACTTGTAGCGTTTTCTGTGTTAACTGTTGTTCCGGTTAATGTCGATAATTTTGCTTCAACTAGTAATAATCTTGCTGCTAAATCTTCTAATCTCATAATTTTCCCCTATAATAAAAATATTGTATTATGCCACCTGACACAACTGTATTTAGTGTAGTTGTTTATTTAAGAACAAGATTTTCTTTAAATATTTTCCAGCAATTTTCCCAAGTCCATTTGAATGAGCTAACATAAACTTTATGCCTATCAAGAGATAAACATTTTAATATAGCGTTTTCAAAATTTTCATCCATGTAACCATTAACATCAGATTCAATAACATCAATTGGACCAGCAACTGGATATCCAGCTACAGGGCATCCCAATGACATTGCTTCAATCATTACAATTCCAAATGTATCGGTTTTACTTGGAAAGCAAAATACATCAGCATTAACATAATAATCGGCTAATTCTGATCCAGATTTATAACCAACAAATTCTACCAATGGGTATTTTTTTTCAAGTTTTTTTCTATATGGACCATCTCCGACAATTTGAATGTGATATTGCGGATTAGTTGATAATTGACATAATACATCTAAATTTTTTTCTTTAGAAACCCTACCAACAGATAACAATATAATTTGTTCTCTATTTTCTTTTGGTTTAGTTGGAGTTAATTCTTCTCTATTAATACCTCTAGTCCATGAAATAACATCACATTTAAATCCATTAGATTTTAATTCTTGAACCATAGTATTGGTTGTTGTTAAAACTTTATAAGAACGATTATGAAACCAACGTAAAAATTTGTATGTAATTTTTTTTGGCATTCCGTAAATCTTTTTAGCGAATTCTGGGAAATTCGTGTGATAACTCGTGTTATATTTCCATTTATTTTTCTTACACGCCAATTTAGCTGCAATTCCAATAGTACCTTCTGTTGCTATATGAATAAAATCTGGATTTATTTTTTTAATTTTCTTAGTTAATCCAAAAGGAAAACTTAATTTAACTTCTGGATATTTTGGCATGTTAATATGTTTAAAATCCAGAGGAGTTATAAATTCAAAAGTAAACTCCTCTTGTTCGCCAACAAGTTTTAAATTATTAAATGTAGTTACCACGCCATTAATTTGGTTCGGTAGATTATCTGTTATTATTAAGATTTTTTGCATTCAGCTGTTACCTTAAACCAATCAAATTTCACTGTATATGACAACGATTCCGCTGCATGTACACATTCTTGTTCTGTAGGAAATTGCAATTTCATTTTTCCAGGAACATCAGTTGGATCGTAAATATTAACTACTAACATTATCAGAGTCCACATTTTTTTCCTCCCCGCTATATGTTATAATTTCCCATCTACCATCATGATGTTCAACCAAAGCTGTTAAAGATTCAACCCCAATCACCATCATTCATATAAACAATCCCATTAATTTCTTTTAAATTATAAATAGGTATAGGTCGCGATACTGGACATATCCACCTATTCTAATCATTCTTACAGTTAAAAGGATTAACGATGATCAGCACACATATTTATACCATTTTCGAATTAAAATTAATATTACAAACTACTATTCTAGATAAAAATGGTAAAATTTCTCAGGGAAAATTTAAATCTCTATCCTCAAATATAATTGATAGTATAGAATATTATACTAAAAATTGTTCAGGAAAATTAACGGAAAAAATTTATTGGATATTATATGATATAGTAGATTATCCAAAAATATGTTATTTAGAAAGTTGTAATAATAAAATAACGAAATTTAAAAACGGATACCCTCGAAAATTTTGTTGTTATAGTTGTAATTCTATATATCAACTATCGCAGAGAGAAAATCCATTTTCTGGAGAATCCGGTATATTATTAAGAAAACAAGGAATGCTCTTAAAATATGGCGTAGACCATAATATGAAAACTAAACAATCTTTAGAAAAAAGAAAAAATACTTATATTTTAAATTATGGGGTAGATCATCCAAATAAATCTTTTGGTATTAAATCTAAAATTAGATTAACTAGTGAAAATAATAATATATGGTTACCGAAACATAAAATTGAAGCATTTAAGTTATATCGATTAGAAGTAAATAAAATTACAAATAAACAACCAATACAAATGCTAAACTATTGTGAATTGCGCGGACATAGCCGCGCAAAATCTTCGTATTCTTTAGATCATAAATTTTCTGTACAAGCTGGATTCAAAAACAATATTCCTCCGTATATTATAGGAAACATTTGTAATTTAGAATTCATACCATCTAAAGAAAATTCATCAAAAAAAGAAAAATGTTCGATCAGTTTAGAAGAATTAATGGAAAGTTTCTTTAGTAATTCCAATTCCATCAACCCATAATATAGCTTCCCAAGTGCCATCGTGATTTTCTACGATGGCACTACAACTTTCTACCCAATCTCCAGAATTCATATAAATTATACCATTAATTTGTTTTATTTCCAAATTATGTATGTGCCCGCAGATAACACCGTCATATCCACGTTTTTTACAATAGTCTGTTAAATTTATTTCGAACTGGAACATAAAATCGACAGCTTTTTTAACTTTATGTTTTAAATATTTACTTAGGCTCCAATAACCAAATCCCAATTTATGTCGTACCCAATTAAATTTATTATTTAATGATAAAATTAAATCATAGCCTTTATCTCCAAGAAAACTTAACCATGGAGCAAGCCTAGTAATTCCATCAAATAAATCCCCATGAGTTACCAAATAACGTTTACCATCAATTCCATTATGTTCATATTGATTATGAATTGAAATTTTACCAAAGGTAATGTTAAGGTTAACCATTGGTCTAATAAATTCATCATGATTTCCTGTTATGTATATTACTTCAGTTCCTTTCCTCGATAAAGATAAAAATTTACGAATTAATTTTGTATGACTAGGTTTCCATTTAAGTTTATTTTGTTGTATTTTCCAACCGTCTATTATATCTCCAACAAGATACAATTTATTGCAAGTATTATTTTTTAAAAAATCAATTAATTCATTTGCCTTAGAATCTTTTGTTCCTAAATGTATATCGCTAATAAAAATGCTTTGGTATTTTTTATCCATATATTATTTTTGTGTAATATCTATTTTCGTGGTTGTGCCCATGTTAATATTTTGAGTCAAAACAGTTCCTTCTTGATTTAATTTTAAAGTTGCATCTGAATTTTTATCTACTTTTAATTGAAATTTATTTTTTGCTGCTTCTTTATCAAGAACTAATGCTTTTCCATTTGTATTATATTTTAAATTTGTTTTTTCATCATATCCAGGCAACATATCGCTAATATTATCAATCGGTTCGTCTAATGCATTTGTTAATAATTTTTCATCCAATTTATTTTTATCTAAATCAGTTTTTACATCTAATAAATTGATACTTAATTGTTTGTACGTTAAAAAATCTTGATCAAGAAAATTAACATCTAATCCAGTTTTTATTTGTTGAACTGTTACTGTTGTGTCAGCGGCTTTTACTGGAGAAGATACAATTAAGCTATTGTTAATATTTAATGGATCAATATTAATTATAGTTGGTTTTGATGGAGAATTTGTTTTATCAGAAACAGTAGTTGATTGAAATGCTTGGTTTAATAAAACAAAACCTGCATCTGTAGAAACTTCAATAGCTCCTGTTACGCAACCAGATAAATCGCAACTTGGTAACAGAATAAATGTACTTTGACCTAATTCATCTACTGTTGTAGAAAAATCTGTACCACGAACAGCAACGGTAGCCGTTGGAGTTTGTATTCCAACATTTTGTGGATTATGTTTTGCTATTTGCCCAGAGGCATAACGAACAGTTCCTAATGCAATTTTTAATCCAAGTTTTCCTGTGGATTTTTTAGCGTCATAAACAAAATCGTCAATTACAAGTTTACTTTGTTCGCCAACGGAAACTTTGGTATTATCATTAAAAGTAATGTCGAGTTTACCTTTTGCAGTAACCACGACATCCATAGATTCAATTTCTGTATTAACAGCACTTGGTAGCGATTGTTTATTTCGCTGTATTTCAGCTACTCCAGTTTGTTCAGAAACTTTACCAATTGCTCCAAAACTACGGGGCGAGTAAAGTAATAACAGAAGACTGAGTAATGCTAATGTTATTGTTGTTGCCTGTGCTGGTGACTTTAATGTTTTCATCCAAACTTCCTGATTGAGTCATATCAATTTTATTTGAATTTCCGATAAGAGTTAAATCTGCCGATATTTTACTACCAAGAGTACTTGTATGAGTCCCTGTATGAGTAACAATATTATTATTACCGGAAATATTCATTTTACTTGTAGCAGATTTATCAGCAGCTCCTAAATTTGTAGTAATTTTATTATTATTACCTGATATTGTATAATCGATTGTAGAATTATCGCAAGAATTTGGTGTAGTTTTACTTCCGCAAATAATACTTTCGATATTACCAGCACCATATGTTTCTAATGTTACATTTGTATTGTTACCATTAATTAATAAATCCAATTCATTAACAGCGCCAACTTGTTCAATTGTAAATTTATTACTATCTCCACCAAAAAACGAAGGAGTTAAAGAACTACCTATTCTATTCGAAGTTCCTTGCTGAGTTACTTTAATTTCAGAAGAACTTCCAATTTGTTCAATAAAAACGTCACTAGCTAATACAGATTTAGCAAAAAGCATAACAAACATAATTAAATATATTTGTATTTTTTTCATTTATTTTTCCTTTATATGCGGAATGGTTGCATTTCTTTTTTAAATTTCCAGAGACCTTTCTTTTCACCTTCAAGTATCATAGAATAAACACTATCTTCAATAGCTACTCTAACTCCTTCGGTGATTGGTTCATTAACAGCATCACCAACTTCCGCTTCAAGAGCAGTTACATTACCAGTTCCAATAAACATCATAGCTCCGCCACCTGAGGCAAAACTATAAATTGTTTTTGTTGTTATTACCGATAACAAAACTTCTCCAGTTGCAACTGAGATAACTCTCATTGAAATAGTAATTTTATCTACACGATATTCATCAGTAAAACCTAATTTAAATAATCGTAAACCAATACCGCCAGATCTTATGTCAGAATCGTAACCAGATATACTTCCTGTTACTATTAATCCGCTAACCATCAATGGAGTTAATGGTTTTGCTTCAGTTTTTTCGTAAACTTCTCTTTGATTTCTAATTAATTGACGTTCTTTAACTAAACTATCTAAACCGACGCGTTCAACAACTTTAAACCAATTTTTTGAATCTTGTAGAGCTTTAATGACAAAAGATTCTGCGCCTTGTGGAACAGCTGTTGATAATTGAGCTAATTTATCAGACGGTTTACGTTGCCCAGTTTTATCGGTAAATTCGTACACAGAAATAGGAATTGAATCCCCTTCAAGAAAAGGAAGTTTTTCTGATAGATTTGCTCTTGGTTTAACAGAAACTGGTTCTTCTTTTGCTAATTCTAGAGCAAGTTGCGAACAACCAGAAAGTAATAAAAATAATGATAGAATAATATATTTCATATTAGAATCCAAATTGTCCAATTGGCACAGTAATATCTGTTGTATTACCGTTTGTTTCCATAATTGTTAATGTTACATCAGTTGCACTTTTAATCCAATTAATCGATGTTCCTTGGAAATCCATTGTCCCTGATGTTGCTCCTGTATCAGAAAACAGTTGATCAGTTAATTGTTTTGATAATTGAGCATAAATTCTAGATTCAACATTAACTAAAAATTTAGATAAATTGCTATTATTTGCAGCAACTTCGGCTTTAGCAATTGCTGCCGATTGATCGTCTTTAATTTTTTGTTTACGTTGCGCTTCAATTTGTTCTAAAGTTATAACCTGAGCCGACCAACCATTTCCTGAAAATGATGGATCTTTAAATTCAAACGTCAATGGTGTTGCATTAACTCCTACTGAAAAACACATAATGAAAAATAATTGTAAATATTTTTTCATATATTATCTCTGTCTATTATTTCTTTTTGCTACTGGATCTTGTTGCTGTTCTCGCATTTGAAGAACTGTGTTTAATTTAGCAGTTAAACGTAGTAAATCATTATCTAATAATCTAATACGATCGATAAGAGCAATCAACTCTTTACTTGCTTCCCCTAATACTGGATTAATTTCATCGATGGTATATGACCAAACATATTTTACCATCTTTAACATGTAACCTGCTGCTACAATTGGAAATCCGTATTTAGATATTAAATCTCCTATTTCACCCATAATTTTTTCCTTTTAATCTTTTCTTGCGTCATTTTTTCCATCAGCTCTGGAAATACGTTCTAAATCTGGACGTAAACCTAAAACTGAAGAAATTGTTACATCTATTTTAATTAATTCGTGTGAACTAGATCTAACCCTATTTTCTAATGCTTTAACGCTAATCGCTAAAATATGAACTGCTGCAATAACATCTTTTAATACAAATTTTAATGCAGTAAAAATAAAACTTCCTGCAACACAACTCGCTAATGTCGGAGCCAATACATCTGTAAAAAATTTTACATATTCCGGATTCATTTATCCTCCTGATTAATTGTATAATAACTATTTTCAGGTAATGGGTCAACCATTAACGAACCAGAAACTAATCCATCCAATTCTAATACATCAGTATTCATTTGACGAACTCTTCCATCCATTGAACGAATTAAACCTGTTAATTTTTTAATTGATTTAACAACGCTACCTAATACCAATTCCATAGCTTGCATAATAAACCAACCACAAACCATAGCAAGAGTAATTGGAAATCCAACCTCTTCTATTAAACCAAAATAATCAAAATTTGCTGGTATTTGAACGTCCATAATTAACTCGTTTTAATTTCATACAATGCATGTTCGTAATGTTTCTTACGATCTTCCAATCCAATAGTCCCGCCATTTATTTTTTTAGTCATAGAAAGAATATCACCACAATCAGCGCACACATTAAGTTTACGAGTTGTCCAGAACCATGCTGCTGAACAGATAGCTCCCTCTAATGTTTCGCAATAAGCAACTGTTTCATCAAGAGATTTACCAATTGATTTTGCAAAATTACTATAATTTTCTTTGCCTGTTAACTGAATAGCTCCGCGTCCACGAAATTTATATCCTTCGCCTGAAGATTCTGGACCATTACCCATTCTATCGCAATAAATTTTATTGGCAATTTTTTCCGGTTGTCTATGATATGGTTGAGCAGCAGCCACTGTTGCAAATCTAGAAGGAAAGATTTTTCTTAATCCCTCAGCTGAATAATTTAAGTTTTCTTGTAGAACTGTAAATCCACCTGATTCATGACCGCATTGAGCTAGGAAAGCTGCAATTCTATTTGGCGTGTTAATTTCGTATTTTGGTAGGATAGTACATAAAGCCGTACAAAGAGCATCGCAATTTTTATTTGTAGGAAATAATTTTTTTAATAAATCAGCAGTAATGCAATCACTTGCAGATGCTATATGACAAATAGCTGGAGCTGTATCAGAAGTAGCAGGTTTTTCTGCAAATTGCTGTTGAGCTTTTTTAGTGGCTGGTCCCATAAGACCATCAGCAGTAATTTTTGCGCCTTTAGCGATTAATTGTTTTTGTAATTCAAATACTTTTGGATCGCCTTTAGCTGCCATAACAGGTCCAGTAGGTTTTTGTTCAACTTTTGAAGTTTTAACCACAACTGGTTGTGATTTAACTTCTTCGATAACAGGTTTCGGTTCTTCAACCGGAGCAGGATTAACTTTTGCTACTGCAATAGATTTAAGGTCATCCATTGTAGAAGTTATTCCTTCTTTTTCTAATAATTTTTTTTCCGTTATAACTTCGGAAACTGTTTTTGCAACTTCAATCCAGTTTTTTATTCCGCTAAACATACTTAAACTCCATATTTATTTGATTAACATTACCTATATTTAGGCTGGAAAACTTTTTTAGAAAAAGTGCTTGACATTCTGCAGCATATATATTATAATAGGCTGTAACTAATTTGACGAGAGACTTTTATATTATGATTAAAAATTTACCCGAAATAAAAATAGATTTGAACATAACCAAAACCAATTTAATTTATGCAATTTATGGTCTTATTATTGGTATTGTGATATCATCTGTAACTATTTACAGCTCAACAAAAAATTCATATTTTAAAATTTTAAATACTAAAATAGGATTAATGACCATTGTACACGATAGAGTTTATACTCTTGAAGAAATAAGAAAATGCGCTAATGACTGCCAATAAGGAAGAATATGAAAATAGCTTACTGCGATGATTTACATTTGGAGTTTGATCAAATTACACTAAAAAACACAGAAAAAGCTGATGTACTGGTTTTAGCTGGGGATATTTGTTTAGTAAGCCAACTTGGTTCATACCCAGATAATTCAGATGAATTTTTGTATGGAAAAAATGGTAGAATACATGATTTTTTTATAAATTGTTCTAAAGAATTTAAACATATTGTTTATGTTCTTGGTAACCACGAACACTATCGATATAACATTAAAGATTCTTTGGACGATTTGAAAAAGCATCTAGGATACATTAAAAATTTACATATCCTTGAACGAGAAAGCATAGTAATTGATGGCGTGACTTTTTTAGGAGCAACATTATGGACTGATATGAATAGCTGTCATGATGAAACTATCGAGCGCGTTAGTTACGCAATGAATGATTTTAGAATTATTTACAATTCCGACAATTCTGATTCTAACGACGAAAATAGATTGTCAACAGCTTTTGATTTATGGGATCCAACAGATGCTAGAGCTAGATGGACTCCATTAGATGCTGTTGCGCAATTTAATGCAACTGTTGCGTGGATTGATATGGTTAGAAAGTCAACTACAATTGACAAGTTGGTAGTAGTAACACATCATGCACCATCATTTAAATCAATTCACCCAAGTTACGTTCATGATGAATTACTTAATGGAGCTTATGCATCAGATTTAGAACAATTTATTATTGATAGACCAGATATTTTGGTTTGGTTTTCAGGTCACATTCATCACCCGCAAGATTATATTATTGGCCAAACAAAAATTCTAGCTAATCCTCGCGGTTATGCAGGGAGAGAAGAAATTGCTGATGATTTTAAATTGGCATACGTTTCTATTTAAAAGTATTTCATTATCCACGCAACATCAGAAGGTAATTCTTCTATTAGTTTTTTCTCTTCTTTTAAATTGCCAGTAGTATTTGTTACATATTGCTGGTAATTTTCCTCTAAAGACATTAATTTCAAAAATTTATAACGATCTTCTAAAGTCGTCATTATCTCTATCATAAATTATCTCCGTTTATTATTATTTATAAATAATATGAAAATTACTCATATTATTAGGAATAATTCACAATGATAACAGAACTAACTAGAGTCTTAACAGGAGTTTACAGTTATAGTAACACATCTATTATATTCGACTCAAATCCATATTTACTTGCCAATAATGATTTAACATTGTATTTTACAAACAATGATGCAAGATTTGCGTCAAAAGTTGTTTCTGTATCAGGAAATACTGCAGTTATTGATTTTGCAAATCCGCAATATAATGGCACAGGAGTTGCTGCTAGAACTCCTAATTATGGATCTGGATTAACTGGACCACAAGAAACGTTTACATTTAGTTTTACCAATTACCCAAGTGCAATTTTACAAGCATTTTCTACTGGCGGAAATTCAAATGTATTAATTCAAGTTTCAACAAATCAAGTTAATTGGATTAATGTTGCAACTTTAGCGGTAACAACAGCAAACAATAATACAAATTATACAAATATTACATCACCATGGCCATACGGTAGGCTTAATATAATTGACATTGCTGCAGGCAATTCCATTTCCGTAAATAAAGCAACTTAATAAATACTATACAAATTCACAAATAAATAAGGAGTTATACATGAGCGCAATGTCCGATTATCTTGAAAATAAATTAATCGATTATGTTTTTAGAGGTCAAACATATACACCACCTGGAAACACTTGGATTGGGTTGTTAACAACTGGAACAAGTGATACAAATACAGGACAAACTGAAGTTTCCGGCGGAAGTTATGCTAGGGTACAAGTTGGTTCAACATTATTGAATTGGTCTGGAACACAGGGAACTACTGCAAATACTGCAAGTACAGGAACATCTGGAACAACTTATAATATTGCTCCTATTACATTTCCTGCTCCTACTGCGTCTTGGGGCGTTATTACTGCATTTGGTATGTATGATGCAGCTTCTGGTGGTAATTTATTATTTTATGGAACATTAACTACTGCGAAAACAGTAAATAATGGTGACGCAGCTCCGACATTCTCGGCTGCTGCTTTATCTATCCAGCTGGATAACTAAGAATAAAAAAGGGAGCTTCGGCTCCCTTTTTTATTACATTCAATTTACTGGATGAGCTAAATCATACGTTGTCAGCAAATCAAATGCTTGTTCTGGAGTTATATCCTGAGATGCAACATCTTCTACTCCATCTCCATCTCTAATTGCATGAATACAACAAATTGTTGTTCCTGCTTCTAATGCAGTAAATTGATGAGCAATTCCTTTTGGCGTTACAATTAAATGTGGAGCAGTATAAATCTGTTCTCCATTATCATGAATCATTTTAACAGAACCAGTTGCCAGCAAAGTTATGTGGTCAAATACATGAGAATGCCCGCAATGAGTATCTCCTTCTCGTAAAAATTTAAACATTTTCACAAATACATTATCTACAATTTGAATATCAGTAATTGGTTCAGACACGGGAAACTCCTATTGTCAATGGTTCATAAAGTGGATCATACCAAGTGCATTTTTCTTCATCTAATACATAAAAATCTTCTAATTTTGGCGGAATAAATGCATCTCGCATTTCATCATATGTATAACCAATTCCTGCATAATTTTTTCTAAATGGTTCTTTGTTATATGCGTGTTTATTTTCCCAAGTATTATAACTAGTCTGCAACCATTTACCGCCATTAAATAATGATTGACAAAATTCAATACCTATTTGTTCTTGTGCAATACCGTTTTCGTCTAATAACATTTCGTTATTTACGCTAATAACTCTAAGAACAGTGTTATTTTGATCTAATTCCGCAAAATATGCCATTATTGGAATCTCCATTTTATAATTACTGTACCTGAACCGCCATCAACACTAGTAGCTGTTGAACTTCCACCGCCACCGCCGCCAGTATTGGCTGAGCCAGCAACTCCGGAGACTCCACTAGCACCTCCTGCGCCACCGCCGCCCAAGCCGCCAGTACCAGAAATAGCACCTGCACCGCCACCGCCACCTGCATAATAAATTGTTGTTCCAGTTATTGATGATTGTAACCCATCGCCGCCTTTTGATAAACCAGCAGGATTACCGACAGCACCTGCAGCACCTGCACCGCCACCGCCGCCACCCCTACGCGTTGTATTTTTCATACCAGTACCACCTGCGCCACCGTTATTTCCTTGGCCAGCTATGCCAGTTCCTCCTGCTGAGTTATTTAAACCGCCACCGCCACCTGAACCTCCATTTTGATTGGCTATAACTGTGTTTAAACCTGTTCCATAACCACCTCCATATGCCACAACAAAAGATCCTATAGATGAATTGCTACCTTTAGAATAGGTTGATCCTCCCGCGCCTACTGTTATGGTATAACTATTAGCAGTTAATATTAATGTATTGGCCAACATCCCGCCCGCACCGCCACCACCTTCGCCATTTGTACCAGTAGCATAATATCCACCAGAACCACCGCCTGCAACAACTAAATATTCAATTTTATTACCTTCAGTACTATTAATACCAGTATTTGCTACAACAAAACTACCTGATCCATTAAATACAGCAATTTTATAATTTCCGGATGTTGTTACTGTTCCTCCAGTCGCAGTAGCCAGCATATAAGGTGTTTGAATAGAATCATCTCCAACATTAATTAACGGAAATTGTCTTGTTGTTCCAGGCCATACAATTCTCACTGCGCCTGAACCTCCTGGATCGCTTTGCCCACCACTTTGACCACCGCCGTAAATACCGCTATACCTATGCCCTGTAACTTGAATAGATCCAGTACCTCCAGACCCACCATATGATCCAACATTTCCTGAATATGCATTGCCATCTGCGCCTCGGCCAAAAAGTCCGACGCCTCCACCCCCCCAACCTCCTCCTGGACCGGTATCGACTCCGCAACCGCCGCCACCTCCGCCGCCATTCCCCTGAGTGGTGATAAGAAAGCCAACGCTACCTAAACCGCCTGCTCCAGAATACCCTCCAGCACCACCTCCGCCTGTTCCATTTAAACCTGTAGGATTTCTAGCTCCAGTTCCACCGGCACCACCAGTTCCTATTATTACAGTTCCTCCTGCAGATGATCCACTAGCGCCTGATTGACCTCCGCCAGCATTTACAAAACCCGCAAATGAAGAATTTCCACCAGGGGAAATAGAATTATATGTTCCGCCAGCGCCTACTGTTACAGTATAAGAATTTCCAGGAATAACAGTTACGTTATTTACATATGCTAAAGCTCCGCCACCGCCCGCATTTGGATTTGCATTTGCATCGCCAGCGCCACCGCCACCAACTGCAACTACAGATACACTAGTAACTCCAGCTGGAGCAACCCAAGTATATGTTCCCGCAGTAGAATATAATTGCGAGCTGAGTGCTTCAACTAATAATATATATTTTGTTCCACCAAAAGCTTTTAATGAACCACCACCAAATGTAGTTAAAGTAGGCATGCTATAATCCTATGCATATTTAGTTAATGATGCTAATACAGTAAATGCCGCGGATCCAGTTTTAATTACAGTATATGTGTAAACATCAACTGAGCTAGCATTCCCTGCTGATGGCGCAGTTCCACCTTGCCATTTAGGAGTTACAGCTGAACCATCTACTTGAACTGCACTATTATAAAATGCAGGAGATCCCTGAGTTACTGCAAATGCAACTGTTACTGCTTGACCTATTGCCATAGCATTATTCAAAGTCGTTCCAGAAGAATGCGTTAAATTTACTGTCCAATTTGCAGCGGCATTAGTCGTGTAATATAAAACTGATTGTGTTGCTGTATAATATGCAATTGTTCCTGTTGCAGCAGTTGCGCTTACAGTTACTGTTTCAGCCATATTAGTAAATACTGAAGATAATAATGATGATGATCCGGGAAATCCGATAGGATTTGCGTTAGAAGATAATTGTTCAGTTGCATGGTTAAAGTTAATAGCCATTTTAAACTCCTATGGCACCTGTCATATCTTCTTGAGAAGCAACCCAGTTATATACTTTTTCTAGGAATGTTGCTCCAGTTTGAGATTCAACTTGATCTAATGGCGCGTGATATCTACGAAAATCGATATCTCTTGTATCTTCGTTAGTTGGTCTAGTTGCATAACCAACAACGTCAACCATTACCGAAAAAGACGCTCCGCGTTGTCTTGAAACTGATGCAGTTACTACACGAAAATATGCACCAGAAAATGGCACGCCATAATTACTTGTTGTTAAGTCTAATTGTAAAGCCATTGTTATTCCTTGTTAAATTAAATATTTATTATGCATACGTCACTTCAACTGAATCAATATTTGCGACCCAGCGAATATTTGTAGCTGATTTATATCCACTTGTAACCGCTAACGCTTTATTTGTATTATCGGCAGTAAAAGTTGGAACTGCTCCTAATCCTATTGTATCAACAATAGTATCTATAGAAATACTTGAAATTGATACTGTTCCGCCATTGTTAACAATAGAACCTTTAAACATATAAGATGCCATATTAGCAGATGCAGATTGCTTTGCTATTAGAGTGCCAAAGAATGTCATAGCTTGGTTGGTTGCTACGATAAGCTGGTTAGTTGTTGTTGCTGCTGCGCCGTCGGAGGTTAATACTACGGCTGTTGTGGTTGTGGTTGCTGTACGAAGAACTATTAACCCATATTGAGCATCTCCAGCGTTAGCTATAGCCCCCGAAGCAAAACTATATTTTCCAATTTGCGCTGCTATTGCATAACGTCCTAAAGCAACCGAGTATTGCCCAGAAGCAAGATTACTTCCGCCACCAATTGCACACGCATAATCTCCAGTAGCTTGATTAATATATCCCATTGCTATGGAAGCACCCCCAGATGCAGTTGAATATCCTCCCATTGCAACCGCATTAAACGCGCCAGAAGATTTACATTGAGTTCCTAACGCTATATTTCCTGAATTAGTCGCCCCATAGCTACTCGTATTATTCCCAATAGCCGCAGCAAAACTGTCTGTACCAGAAGCATATGAACCGCCTAATGCCATTGCTCCATCGCCTGTGGCTGTTATTGCTTGTTTATAACCAGAGCCTGCTCCTATTGCTGTGGACAGCAAGGATCCGGCAGTTGATCTATACCCAATAGCAGTTGAACCTTCGCTAGATGCATTAGTCGCAAATCCAAAAGATTGAGAGGCAAGCCCTGGAGCTGTAGCTGCACTACCAACTGCTATTGCTGCCTGACCAGAAGCATTTGCAACACTAGATATTGTAGCAGAGTTATTCTCGGAATAACTCCTCATAGGACTTTTTGAATCTAATTGCCATGCAGTTCCATCGCAAACTATAGTAACAAATTCACCGCTTCTTAATGTCCAGGTTGTAAAACCACTTATGGTTTCACTTAAATCGGGGTCAATTGTTATTGTTGCAGCAGAATTAGATGTATTCCAAATAGTACAAGTAAACCCACTTCCGAGTGTAGCAGCGGCAGTTAAGCTTACTGTAAAAGTACCACTAGTACAGTTGATAATTTTACCTAAATCACCTGCTACAATTGTATATGCGCCTGTTTTATTAACTAGTGTTTTAGTTGAGCTTGCTCCGGAACTAACGTTTGCGCTAATAATACCATTATTAGCAACTATAGTCGTTCCATCAACTTTAACTCCACCCAACGTTGTTGTATTAGCAGTTGGCAATGTATATGTTGGTAATGCTGAGCTAGTCCAAGAAATTCCAGTGCTCAACAATATATTACCAGTATTTCCTGGAGTCGGTAATATATTAGAAATACTAGTAGATTTTAATACATTTGAGAGACTTTTAGTCATTATTATCCCTGATTAATTACGTTTTATTACTTCTATTTATTATTTCCTTTTTTACTTGCATAGCCCAATAATATGCATGTTTGCTATCAACTCTAATGTCAAAATTACTTGGCTTTTCAAATACCTTATTGGTATTTTCATATTCGCACCTATCAACTGTATCCATAAATACCATTAAATCTGCTCTAAAATATTTTCTAATCTCTTTAGTTGGAGCAACAAAATCGCAAATAACAAAATCGGCTTCAGATTCCACAGCCAACTGTTTCATTCTATCGCATTGACGCATTCTTCCTTGAGAGCTAAAATCCCAATCAGCATACTGCCGTCTAATCTCATCAGCATTAAACCATGCTGAATTTGGTAAAATCTTAGATAATTCTCTAGCTAATGTTGTCTTGCCGGAATTAGGTAATCCCATTATTAAAATTTTCATATTAATTATTATGGTATCTTGGTGGCTTATGTGTTATCGAATTAATTCTAACTTGACTACATACATTTCCATATGTATTAGACATATCAATAATTTCTTGCATATTATGATTAGACATATCATTTTCACAATCATAGGCTACTTGTAATACTTCTATATCAACATTGCATTGATAACCCAGTGTAGTTTCTTGACCTCCAGATTCAATTGTTCGTTTATTTCTATATTGATTAAACATATCAATTGTAACTGGCGTAATTTTTCTGCAGTGCGTTGGATCGTGATGAAAGTTCTCATGATTATGATGAGGAACCGAAATCTTTAATTCGCCTTGATCTTTTAATATTCTATAAAATTCTTTAATAATATTTAAAAAAACATCTGTTTGTTGCCCTAAATGTTCTAATACGTGATTAAGAACGATTTCGTCAACAGAACTATCATCGAAAGGTAATGCAGTTTCTAAGTTTGCTACTACATCAGGATTACAATTTGGATCTTGATCAACATTAATATATCCATCTAATTTATTGTATCCGCATCCGAGGTTTAATTTAATCATATTTTACGCCTTTAATAACTTTCCAAATAACTCGTAATCTTTGAATTACGTTCCAATGTGTATGTATATACCGTTCGCGATCCGATTCGGGCAAACTGTCCACATACTCTTTTAATTGTGCATCGAACAAGTATCCATACTGTTGAATTTCAAAATCAACATCAAATTTTATACCGCATCCATTAGATGAATTGTATTGTTTTATATGATCGTAGTTATGTTTTTTACTGAATAATTCAAAAGTACCTAAAGTAAATGGTCTACAATGTGTCGGATCGCCATAAAATTCATCATGTTTGTAGTAAGGTATTTCGATATCAATTATAGCATCTGGTTTACATACTCTGTAGATTTCTTTAATTAAATCAAAAAAGCATGCATTCAAATGTTCAAATATATGATGAGCTCTAATTTCATCTACAGAATTATCATCAAATGGTAATAAATCTTTAGTAAAATCCACTAGATAATCTGGATATACTAATGGATCACCATCAACATTTAAAAATCCATCTATTTTAGTAAATCCTGAGCCAATGTTTAGTTTCATAATATTACATCCAAAATCATAGTAAGTTTTTATTGAAAAAGAAATGAGATTTTTATCTCATTTCCAATTTTGATTTGAGTTGAGCCATTGGTTCCGCCCACGATTTCCATTTAGTTTGTCTTAATAGAGTCGTATTTTTATACCAGATAGTTGATGTATCTGTAGTAGAACTCCATAAATAATATTCAAATATTGGAGTAAAAATATAAGTTTCTTTACCTAATGCTCCAGCTGCATGCGGTGCTGACGTACAACTAGAAACAACATAATCTAGATTATATATTAATCCCAAAGTATCGTCAAATGTTTTTAATTCACTTGACAAATCAATTATTGGTCTAATGCTAGAATGAATTGGTTCTTGATGTAGCGAAACTAATACTGCTTGTTCTGGAATATTTGATACCAATTCATCTAAATTTAATGTTCGATGTAAATTATGTTCGTATCCTATTTCACCAAAATATTTGATACCAACGCACCCTCTATATTTTTTAAACTTTTCGATAGATTCAGGAGTAGCTGTTAAATAAGGTCCGTTATCAATTTCATGTTCATCCAAATTTAATAGATAAGGTAATCTCATAGAAACGCACCAAACTGCATATTTAGTTGAATCTAATTCAGTTATATGTTCAATTGCTTGGTATCCAATTCGAATAATAATATCGCGAATGTCTTTTCTGTGAGTTTTCCATACAGGAATCATTCCAAGTGCTTTTATATTTTCAAGAAATCGTATGTTGATGATTTCGTCGCCGTATCCGCCATACGATTCAATTAATAATATTGCATCTTGAATAGGAGTTTTGTCCCAATAATCAAGATTGTATTTGTTAGTTTCTGGGGGTTTAGCATTATCCCAAATGGAATCTAATCCTTTATTGAATTCATGTCGCCCTAAATAATATGCACCAAGATTGTGTTTAATTACATCAAGAATTACTGGATTATTAGACTTTGGTTGAAGTTCTAATAGAAGTTTATTAGCTTCTTCTTTATTATTTAACAACGATAGAGATAGAGATTTTTCAATCAACACATCTAAATTATTAGGAGTTCTATCAAGCACCCAGTTTGATAATTCCAATGATTTGTATGGCTCATTTAATAAATTATAAACTCGAGTTAAATTAACTTTGATAGAGTATTCTTCTTGAGTATTAGCAAGCTCTAGTTCTTTAAGAGCTAAATCTACCGCTTCTTGATAAAAATGAAGTTTATCATAAATTACGATAATTTGCTCCATCTGATCGATCGTATTCGCTTGCGTTTCAAAAGTCTTAAGTAATTCGCGTGCTAAATTGTTTTTATTATTGTTAAATAAAAACATAGCTATTTCTAACAGCGTCATAATATCAGTTCCCATTTATATGTTACTTCCAGAATTCCATACCTTTTACATGCTGTTGAATATCTGGCGGAATAATACATGGTCTATTAATAAATGACACTTTTTTTCTAGTAGTATGTAATCCAGGCATATTAACATCAGCATCAAACTCATCAAATGAAAACTCAACATCATCAAAATCATGCTCAAAATATGGTTTACCTATAAATTTATAAATTCTTTGCATCTCATCTTTAGGATTCTTAGCCAAGTTATCATATTCTACTATTAACATCATTGAACGTTCTGTTGAAAAATATCCTTGTTTCAATGCCTGAATAGCAAACCCAAGAGTTCTAGTTTCACTTAACAATGTCTGAGTTCTTGTATAAACATTAACATTCTCCTCAGAAGAAAACATACTAGAAGCTGTATATGGGTTTTTTCTAATTAATGTTTCAAATGAATCTAAAATCCATCTAATATCCCTAACGCAAACGATTACTTTAGTCTGAGGGAATAAATCCTTCAATAATGGTAACATCAACGGATATCCACGATTTGTATCAAAATGTACTTTATCGCCTTCAAAATAAGTATCAAAAACAGATTTTATAATTTCTTTACGTTTTGATTCTTTACATTGAAATCTATAACCGCCTTGATCGGATGATTGCTCGATAATTGCTCTAGTGAATCTGGCAACTGGACCAGAAATAGATGCATTAAAATCTGGATTTTGATTTAATATTGTTGATAATAATGTAGTTCCTGAACGGGGTAATCCAGTAATGAAGTTGTATTCTTTCACGATATAATTCTCTTTTGTTAATAATATAGTTATATAGTATTAAAAACTTAAGACTTCATTGTGGCTACGGTATGGCCGTATCCGCATGCCACATTATTCCAGGTCAATAAACTTCCGACTTGTACTGGGCTACTTCTATTGACAATATCGCCTAATCCTAACTGCCCGTAGTTGTTCCTTCCCCAAGACCATAAAGAACCATCGGTTTTTGCGGCTACGGTATGGTTGTATCCAGCTGCTACCTTATTCCAGGTCATTAAACTTCCGACTTGAACTGGGCTACTTCTTTTGACAATATCACCTAATCCTAACTGCCCGTAGGGGTTAGATCCCCAAGACCATAAAGACCCATCGGTTTTCGTGGCTACGGTGTGGTATCCACCGTATCCACCGCCTGCCACATTATTCCAGGTCAATAATGACCCAACTTGTACTGGGCTACTTCTATGTGCTATATCACCTAATCCTAACTGCCCGTAGGGGTTCCATCCCCAAGACCATAAAGACCCATCGGTTTTTGTGGCTACGGTATGGTCGTATCCGCATGCCACATTATTCCAGGTCAATAAACTTCCGACTTGAACTGGGCTACTTCTATCAGTAACATCACCTAATCCTAACTGCCCATAGAGGTTCCGTCCCCAAGACCATAAAGAACCATCGGTTTTTGTGGCTACGGTATGGTTGTATCCAGCTGCTACCTTATTCCAGGTCAATAAACTTCCGACTTGTACTGGGCTACTTCTAGAGGTACTATCGCCTAATCCTAACTGCCCATAGGTGTTCCGTCCCCAGGACCATAAAGACCCATCGGTTTTCGTGGCTACGGTATGGTTTCCACCGCATGCCGCATTATTCCAGGTCAATAAACTTCCGACTTGTACTGGGCTACTTCTATTGACAATATCACCTAATCCTAACTGCCCATAGAGGTTCCGTCCCCAGGACCATAAAGACCCATCGGTTTTCGTGACTACGGTATGGTATCCGCATGCCACCTTATTCCAGGTCAATAAACTTCCGACTTGCACTGGGCTACTTCTATGGGTAACATCACCTAATCCTAACTGCCCATAGAAGTTATATCCGCAGGAGAATAGTCCATTTGGTGGTAGCGTAGAAGGATAATAATCTCGGCTTACTAATTGAGGAACTAAATCTACTCCACTCGTAAAATAATTACTCGGCATTGTCCGTTCCTTTAAACTCTATGTATTGTAATAATTCTGATTCAAAACTATGATATACCATTGGCTCTAAAATTATTGCTTGGCCATTTTTAATTTCTATTTTGTTGTATTGTTCATCGCCTCGATATGTAGTCATAATGACATCAGACAAACATATATACAAAGAGAAATGTTGATTTATAATCATTCCGGTATTAGGTTTAAAAAATACAGAATTACTAATTATGGGTTTAAATTGTACAATAGATTCTAAGAAGTTTTCAATTCCAGGTGGATTATATTCAAAATCAGGAATAATCTGGCCATGCAGGAAATCTTCAAATTCTAAATCTTTAATTAAATCTGTTAACAAATCGTCTTGGTAAATTTTATTTAATATTATCATATGAGTTACCAACTTGTAGGAAGTGTAATTGTAGCTACGGTGTGGTATCCACTGCCTGCCACATTATTCCAGGTCAATAAACTTCCGACTTGAACTGGGTTACTTCTATTAGTAACATCACCTAATCCTAACTGCCCGTAGGGGTTATGTCCCCAGATCCATAAAGATCCGTCGGTTTTTGTGGCTACGGTGTGGTCGATTCCGCCTGCTACCTTATTCCAGGTCAATAAACTTCCGACTTGTACTGGGCTACTTCTATGTGCTATATCACCTAATCCTAACTGCCCATTGAGGTTATATCCGCAGGACCATAAAGACCCATCGGTTTTCGTGGCTACGATGTGGTATCCACCGCCTGCCACATTATTCCAGGTCAATAAACTTCCGACTTGAACTGGGCTACTCCTCGAAGTAACATCGCCTAATCCTAACTGCCCGATGGCGTTATATCCCCAAGACCATAAAGACCCGTCGGTTTTTGTGGCTGCGTCATGGAT